ATGGCAACTTTTAAACCTGTCGTCCTGGTCGGCAAGAAACATCTTAAGCAAGATGGAACCAGTAATATCAAAATTCGTATTTACCATAACCTGGAGTCTCAGTACATATCGACGAAGCATTATATTAATCCGGTATTGTTGGATAATTCCGGCAACGTATCTTCTCTAGCTGATAACAGTGAGTTGCTCAACTATGAGATAAATAATACTGTTCAGAAGCTTCGGGCTGCATATATAAGAATGGGGAGCGCCCGGACCATGTATATGACCTGTAGTGATCTTAAGAAAGAAATAGAACGAAGTTTGGTACAACAAAGTGAAATCATTGACTTTGTTACTTTCTCCAGGCAAATAATAAAGGGTACTAAGAAAGAGAAGACGGCCCGATGGTATGAAGGAGCATTGCAAGCTCTGTGTTCTTTTACCAGAAGGGAGAAGATCGATGTAAAGGCAATCACCTCTGATTTATTGAACAAGATGATATTTTCGCTGAATGAAAAAGGCTTGGAGCCTGGTACTGTCAGTAATTACTTGCGAGGGATACGAGCGCTTTATAACAAAGCCAAACTTGCGTATAACAATGAAGATTATGATATAATACGCATCCCTGGTGACCCTTTTAAGCGAGTGAACATACCGGTATACCGCCGGAAAAGAAAGAGTATTAGTGTAGAATTGATTATGAGAATAAGAGACTATGAATCGGATAAGGCACGTACGAATATGGCACGAGATGTTTTTATGATGATGTTCTACCTGATGGGGATTAATATCAGTGATCTATACGGCCTATCCTGTGAGAGACGTGGGCGCATTGAGTATAAACGTATGAAGACCACTACAGACAAGAACTATGAGCAGATACTTCTTTCCATAAATATAGAACCTGAACTCCGGGTGTTGATTGATAAGTACTCAGAGGGGTATTTCCTCTCCTACTTCCATACTAACTATAATTGTTTCAATAACTTTCTTCGGGCCGTTAATCTTGGATTGAAGGATATTTGCAAAGTCTTGAATATTGATTTTAAAGTTACGAGTAATTGGGCGCGCCACAGCTGGGCAAGTCTTGCCCGTAATAAAGCTTTTGTTCCCAAAGCGGATATTGATTTCTGTCTGGGACACGTTAATAATGACTATAAGATGGCCGATATTTATATAGATATTGATTACGGTGTCTGTGATCGAGCAAATAGAGTCGTTTTAAATCTTCTGCAAAAAAAATAAGAAAAAAAGCATTTTCGTTTGCAGATTTAAAAAAGATGTATAAATTTGCACCCAAGACGATGTAGGGCTGGATAAATTAGTTTTATCCGGCCTTTGCTGTATATATACATTTGCAGCATTATTTTTACTACTAAACACACTTTTCTTTCTGTTATGCGCCATAAAACAAATGACGCATGAAAATTACAGTTTCAAAATCGGAGCTTCTTAGCAAGCTGAGAAACTTAGGTAAGGTTCTTCAAACAAAGAATACATTACCTGCATACGACGACTTCTTATTTGTCGTTGATGAATATGGTATTGTAACCGTTACTGCCGGTGAAGAAGGTGGGCGTATCACTACGAACATCGATTGCCAGTCTGATATTACAAAATATCAGTTTACAGTTAATGCAAAAACAATCCTAGAGGCTTTAAAGGAAATACCAGAACAACCACTTGTTATGGATATCTATCCTAGTGATAAATGTATAGAGCTAGTTTGCGCTTATTCAAATGGTAAATTCTCTGTCGTTGGAAAATTTGGGGATGATTATCCAGCTCTTCCTTTTATTGAACCGGGCAAGCCAACAGTATTACAAACTACGGATTTTCTATATGGTATCAGACAGGTGAAGATCTGTTGTGCAAACGATCAACTCCGACCAGTTATGAATGGAGTATATTTCGACCGTGATCTTGATAGTATAACCTATGTTGCTACAGATGGAGCTACTTTGGCAGTGATCGAATATCCGGCAGCGCACGTTAGTGAGCGTACCTCATTTATTATTCCTTCTCGCTTTGCAGGCATTCTCTCAAGCATTATTCCAACAGACTGTGAGGAAATAGCTATTACTATTGCTAAGAATAATGCTTGCTTCGAATTTGACAATTATCGTTTATATTGCCGTTTGATTGAAGGCAGATACCCGAACTATCGTGCTGTAATCCCGAAGGAGAATAATAAGCATGCCGTTATAGGAACGGATGATGTGATATCCGCTCTTAAACGTACTTCAGTTTTCACCGATCAGAACACAATGGCTATCAAGTTGTCCTTCACAGACAAATTGCTTATTCAGGTACAAAATTTGGATTATTCTACGTCAGCTGAAGAGATACTCTCTTTTGAATCTTTCCAAGGTTTTCCTATAGATATAGGATTCAGAAGTACATATCTGATAGAATTACTTTCAAACATATCATCGGAAAAAGTCTGTCTTTCCATGAGAGAGGCAAACACGGCAGCGATACTCACTCCGAAAGAGGAAAGTATCTTCAAATTATTATATCTCATAATGCCAATAAGTATAAACTTCTAAATCATACAATCATGTTTAAAGAATTAGCATCAATGCTTGGCGAAAATGATACGCTAAACATTATCATAACTAGAAAAGGGGAAAAACTAATAATGAGTATTCTTCCCAAGGTATATAAAGTAAAAGATGATATACAAAAGAAAATATCTCCTTTTACTATTTCCGGAACTCCGGAAGAATTGGAAGAAGGTTTCATAAATGCTATCTCCTCGCCTATTCAGAAAGTTACTGGATTATTAACCAATACAAGAGAATTCGAGAAATCTGCGGAGAAAGCAACTGTTAGTGGTAATAGTAAGCCTGCTCCTGATTCCAAAAAGAAAGAGGAGGAAGAACGGAAAGCAAAATACAATGAAGCTACTAAACGAGCTGACGAATTAGAAAAGGCTGGAAAGTTGCGTGAGGCTGTAATTGCATTGGAAGATGCAAATAAGTATGCATCTGGTAATCATAGTGCCATCCAAGGACGGATTGATAAATTAAACAAGATACTAAACAAGCCCAGTTTATTTGGAACTGTGGAGGAGTTATTGCCGGTTGAAGAAAGTATTGATTATTCAGAGAATGGAGAGGAGGATTGATTATGGCAACAGTATTTAAAGCAGAATGTAGTACCAATAATCGATTTTACCTCGAAGTGAATAGTAGTGAGATGGATGATATGGTACTCCATATGGAAATCGTAGATCGTCAGGAGAGTTCAGTGAATGGAATTGAATTGTCAAAAGAAGACGTACAAGAGTTAATTAAGCATTTACAAAAACAATATGCAAAAATGGAGGATTGATTATGGCACTAGAAATTAAAGGTTTTGATAGAGTATTCAAATATAAAGGAAATGAACTTTCTGATCCAGACTTGTCAATGTCCCCTGAGGAAGTAATGAAGTTTTATTCCAATACATATCCAGAACTTACAAACAGTAATGTGTACGGGCCGGATATCTCTGAGGATAAGGCTGTATATGAGTTTAAAAACACAGTTGGAACGAAAGGATGAAAAAGAAATGCGAAATCAAACGAACAGTGCTAGATTTCCATTGTGTTATCGGCAAAATTTTAATGAAAGAACAGAGAATGTCGGGCATCAGCTATGGTGTCCGACAGCAACAAAAAAGAGTTCTTCCGAGATCAGAAAGGCAAATAATGATTTTCTAAATGAAGCATTTAAGCCTGTGGACTCTGCGAGATTTGATTCATGCTTCCCTGGATTGAAAAACAGAATGGCACATTCTGAATTTCTATTTAAAAGCGTATCAAAATACTTCGAACTAGTAAATGAACCCTTTACTCTATTACCTTCTGGAAATTTATCCTTGGATTGTCTTAACTTGTACAATGCTTTGAGAAGTATTTTGCCAGAAGAGATTGGAATTAATTTTGATTGTAGGAATAGAGATATAGAAATAGTCTTATTTAAAGTATGGAATACATTTCCATCTGGACAGCTATTTTACATACCAGTATGCCCAATAATGCGTATGAGCCCAGCTTTACGGGATTGTCTTATTGCTTTCTTTGGATTCATGCATCGTTATCAACACATATCAATGCCATGGGAAAATCAAGATGTGTGTTATTTCATTTCAGATGAATATGGCTTTGAATGGGATGAAGAAGAAGTGGATTCTGATTTTAAAGAAATTAGGGAAAGTTATAATAGTGGAGAGGCCAGAATGTATATGGATATGATAAATAACAGCGTGCTGTTTCCGGTAGAGATTTCCGACATGATTAAAAAACTCTATCTATTGGATTTTACTTATGCTGATATTGAATTAATAGATCTCCTTAAGGAAGGATTATCAATCATCACTGAAGATCGTTTTTTTGAGTATGATTACTATCCAGGAAACTGTATTGGTTATACTAAGTATCATAACGATAGCATAGATACATTCGGGTTAGAACGTCTTTTCTCTTTTGTATGGGCATGGGAAAATGATGATATGGTTACAAATTTTGCTCTTGAAGCAGTTAATAATGACTGTCAAGAGCTGACGGAATATTCCCCGGCAGATTTTATGTATCTTACTCTTGACATGCAGCATCCATTTGTCCCAAATGATTTCCCGATTAGATATGCAAAGTGGTTTAACCGGTTCGTTTGCGAACTAGAAAAATACATGTGATTATGGAACTAGAAAACGGAACAAACATAAATGCAATGACAGCGGATGTCATGAAGGAACTTATTCCTGCAATGGCTATCATTGTGTATAATAATGAGGATTCATATTATCTTGAAAGACGAGATATTGTAAATGGTAAAATGGCAGCCGGAATTCCATTGTCAGAAGAATGTCTTATTGAAATAATCAATGATATATCAACTACTGATTATAAATCATCATATGGCAATACCCCAAAGGAGTTGTTATATGTTGACTTTAGAACTGGTTCAGAAAAATATATTTGGTATAGAAGGCCCGAGAAACGCAGGTTATATTTCGGAAAAGATGTAGGTCTGTCTGAAGGCGAAATGCTGATACCAGGCTTAGTGTATGCTGTAACCTGTAATTCAACCCTATCTGTATATGCTTATAAAGGGAAAGAACCCAAGAATAAGCTTTATAAAGCTCCATTCTTTAATATCTATGATGATGGGAAAGTCTGTTTAGGTAATGCTAAATGTACCCAGCCTGAAATTTATACATTTGAGAATGTTATGAAATATTGGGAACACTTATTTTGGGAGTCAGAATTTGTACACATATTGGGCAGTAATCCTATAAAGGGAGATTTAACCCAAATTACGAGAGTATGTATAGAGAGTCAGGCACCATTTCCAGAAGATGTACTTATTGAGTCAAAAATCAAACTTAAAAATCTATTTCAATGAAAAAAGTACATTTTGTTGATAATTACTTATTGAATCCCACTCACCCTATCACGATATCGTTAGTAGGTGTTGGTGGTACAGGATCTATGGTATTGACTTCACTTGCAAGGATCAATTATGCTCTTTGTTCACTTGGACATCCTGGTGTCCATGTAAGGGCATTCGACCCGGATATTGTTAGTCAAGCTAATATTGGTAGGCAGCTATTTTCAGAAAGTGATATTGGTATCAATAAAGCAAATATTCTTATTACTCGAATAAATCGTTTCTTTGGTTATTCATGGGAATGTGTACCGGAAATATTTAAGAGTGACGAAAGCAAAGAGAATATTATTATCAGTTGTGTTGATAGTGTGAAGTCACGACTGAGTATAGAAAAGGCTATAAATGGTAAAAGTGGAATTGATCAGAGTCGTAGACTATATTGGATGGATTTCGGGAATGGGACTAATTTTGGACAGGTAGTGCTTGGAACACTATCTAACATAAAACAGCCGAAGTCTAAAAAATATAAGTCTGTGGCAGAACTAAAAACCGTAACTGAATTCTTTGATTTGACTCAGGTAGATGAAAAGGACTCCGGCCCTTCCTGCTCATTGGCCGAAGCGTTGCGTAAACAAGACCTATTTATTAATTCAACTCTTTCACAACTAGGCTGTGCATTATTGTGGAAGCTAATAACTAATGGAATGATTGATTATCAAGGTATGTTTTTGAACCTTGATACAATGAATGTGAATCCGATTAAGCTATAATATGCCATGATCAGCTATATAGATTATATAAACCAATTTTGGAAGATGAATCGAAGTGTAGAATTCAGCTCGAACGAAGTGTTCTTGTACTTTTACTTATTGAATGAGTGCAATATTCGGGGTTGGCAGAATCCGTTTGAACATCCCAACAAGACTATCGTCCTCGCAACCGGTATATCAGAAAAGACCGTCATTGAAGTTAGGAACAGATTGCAGCAAAAAGGTTTAATAACTTTCGAATCGGGCAAAAAGAATGCGAAATCGCCAGTTTATTACTTACTTGACGTAAGTAAAACGGTAAGTAAAACGGTAAGTAAAGAGGTAAGTAAAAGGGTAAGTAAAACGGTTAACCTTAAAGATAAGACTAAAGACAATAAGACTGTATCTCCCTTACGCGTGGGAGAATTGTTTCCAGCAAATAGTTTTTTCGATAAGTCTTTAGATGACTGTTACAATGAGCTTAAAGCAAATCAGTCATGGGCGGAAACAGTAACGATGAATACTCGTTCTTCCGGCTACAATGATTTTACACTAGAAGCCTTTTACGGGTATCTGGAAAAGTTTTTTATGAAATTGCAAAATGAGGGAGAAACAGCGAAGTCGCCTAAAGATGCGATGTCTCACTTTGCCCGATGGTTGATATTTGAACTTAAAAACAAGAAAGATGAACGGAGAATTAATAAAAGCAGAGATGCAGGTGGTGCTAAGCCCGTCGCAGATAGTCCAGGAGACAGCTATAATCCGAAAGGAACTAACTCCGATACAGCAGGCCTTGCAAGCTGGATCGACAGCCTCCCGATTGGTCGCTGAGTGGAGTGGAACGATTGCACAGTTGAACTGCAATGTCTCATTGTTTGACGTAGCCAATGCCAAGAATATACCGACTCTAGCGGACGTAAACAGGAGCTTTAGCAATTCAACATCAGTAGAGATTATTACCGAGCATTTGAAGTCAGTATTGAGATATGCCGGTGTTGAACTAACCGATGCTCAGCTGGCTGAAACGGCGCTGTCTATATTATCCAGTTACTGGTATCTGAATTTAGCAGAGTTATGCATCTTCTTTTCCAAACTAAAGAACGGTAGCCGTGGGCAATTCGTTTGGGGGGCGAAGATTAATAATCAGGCTATCATGGTAGCATTGGCCGATTTTTGCCGGGAACGACGCCATGAGATTGAACGGCAGGAAAATGAGAAGATTCGGAAAGATTCAGAGAAAGGATATTCTAGGAATGAAACACTTCTTGTGGATATCCATAAAGGACTTAATCACGTCCGACTGGTAAGGGAAGGTGCCTTGAAAGATTATGAAGAATTTCGTAGGCTTTTCCCTCATATTCCAGATAAATACGATCCGAAAATTCTTTGGAGAGCTTGGGGAGGTGATAAGGAGGCATTGCATTTGATTTATGGGGAGAGAATTCCCCCGGAAAAAGTCGCAGAAAGCGATATCGGGAAATTCCTTTGCGAGTATAATATAGCTAAAGCCAAAGAGGGAAAATGAAAGGCGGCTAGTGTACCATCACTAACCGCCAGCAAGCTATAAAGCTTTATCACAGAACACCACAAAGATAATAACTTTATAGCATGGTGAGCACGAAAGTAGAAAAATATATCAGCAAAAGATATGAGCGTTGGTTAGATTATGCTTCATACCATTGCGAGCAGGCAGGAATGCCAGAAGAAGCTTGTGATGTTCTGAATGAAGTTCTTTGTTCCCTGTTACAGAAAGACAACTGTAAATTAGAGCAGCTTCTTTCAATCAAAAAGAATGGTTATACAGAATTAGATTTCTTTGTCCTGAAGATGATAAAGTTGAATGCAACATCCGACACTTCGCCGTATAGGAGTAAATACAAGCCAATGCCAGTAGATGATAATGTAGATTATTCCAGGCTGGATATCGAGGATATTTCAGATGATTCAGAAGATCGGAATGCTGAAATATTAAACAGGCTGCATTTGGTAAGAGATACATTCGAAAACTTGGAACTCGGAGATTTAGCCGCACAAGTGTTTGAGTTTCATTTCTTCCAAGATGGAAATTTCTCTGAATGGGAAGGCTCGGAGACATTAAAGCAACTATATGAGATATATAACGGAGTACAAGAACTTATAAGAAAGAAAATTGATGGAAGTTCATTGTTCTAATTTGTAATATTATTACTTTTGAAAGAAAAAATAATATGGAGATGAATACAGAAGAAAACTTGATTCCAATCGAACCTTATCTCAAGGACTTTAAACAATATCTTGACGCTAATTCAAGATGCATATTATCAGCTAAATTCGGTAATGGGAAAAGTTACTTTATCAGTAGTTTTATTAAAGAATATTCAAATGATTATCTGTTCATTCCGATATATCCTGTAAATTATCAAGTAATGGATAATAAAGACATATTTGAATTGATAAAAAGAGATATATTAATTAAACTACTTTCAAGTGAGGAGATTAATATCAATGAAATAGAATTGAATGCGGCTTCTTTATTCTATTACTTTTTCACAAATAACCAAGAAGATAAGCTTTTGGATATTTTGAGCATAATCCCAGATATAAATATCTATGGAATTGACATCAATATTAGCAATGTTATTAAAAAGCTCAAAGAAGTAAAGGATAAATTTGCATCATATAAAGAACAATTTAAGTCAATTGATAAAACATCAGAATTATATATCACCAAGTTCGATTCTTTAAAAGGTTCAATATATGAATTTGATACTATTTCACAACTAATTTGCGACATCATTCGAGAATTTAAAAAAAAGAATCCAACTAAAAAAGTTGTGTTAATTATAGAAGATCTTGACAGAATAGATCCTGCTCACATTTTCAGGATACTTAATGTTTTCTCTGCTCATTTTGATAGATATACTCCTGGATTGGTGGAATTTGATAAAACATGTGGAAACAACAAGTTTTGCTTAGATAAAATAGTCACAGTCTGTGATATTGATAATATCAAGAAGATATATGCCCATATTTATGGAGATAAGACTGACTTTACAGGTTATATAAGCAAATTTTCAAACAGCAAAGAATATATTTATTCATTAAAAGAAAAAATAAAATGGTATATTACCAATGTATTATTGGATAGAGATTTGGAGAAATACCCAACAATCTGTGACTTATTATCATGTATCATTATTTCATTGATGGATGATGAAAAAACTGTAGAAAGTAATTTACGTATAATAAAAGCACGTATCGGTAAAGCCAATAATTTAATAAGAAAGCAAGAAATAAAATTAAATCTGAAACTTGGAGAAAAATATATTACTTCTGATTCTGACTGTACAAAGTTGTTAGCTTTGTTGAAAGCATTTGGAATCGACTTCAACAAAATCAATGTAAATACTGCTTATGATGAATTTGTGAAGATTGTAGGTAAATACTGGGTTTTAGCTCCTATGTTTGAAAAGAAAATTATTTTTGAAGTTCAAAAAAACAAGATAGAAATTGGGTACTATAGAGAAATTGCACGAGGGGTTAAAGATTATATGCGATATACTACTGTTTATAATTGTATTGATGGTGATCAAATTTTAGACTTTGATATACCGATTTGGAATGCAAAAGAAAAAATTCCATCACTAATCTTTGGTCAGATTAATAATATAGTTTATTATCTTAATAAAAAATTTATTATCTAATATATACGTTTTTTACAGTCAAACATAATAAAAAGGAAATAGTCAAGGAATCTATATTTTAGTGGAAACCCCTTGGTCATGGAAGAAAGAGTAGAAATAAAGATTGATCCCCGGAACTATCGTATCCACGGAGACAAAAACAAGCGGCTCATCCACAAAAGCTTGGTTGAGTGTGGAGCCGGTAGATCTGTATTGGCCGATCGTGATAATGTATTAATCGCTGGAAACGGCGTGTATGAAGAAGCTCAAAAGTTGGGTCTCAAAGTACGTGTTGTAGAGTCTGACGGTACCGAACTTATCGTTATAAAGCGCAAAGACTTATCTACGGAAGATGAAAAGAGAAAAATGTTGGCTCTAGCGGATAATCATACTTCCGATTCTTCTGAATTTGATTGGGGGTTAGTGATAGAGAACTTCTCGTCCGATATATTGAATGATTGGGAGTTTTCAGTAGACGATATCGAGTTTTCGACTGATATTCCTAATATAGATAGTGAGAAAGATAGTAATCTTTATACAAAGAAAATCGTATCTCCGATCTATGCACCAACCGGCAATAAGCCTGCAATATCGGAACTTTATAATCTTGAAACTTACAATTGTCTGATGAAACAAATTAAGGAGTGTGATTTAGACAAGCAGACTAAAGATTTTCTTCAGATTGCAGCTTCAAGGCACATAGTTTTCGATTACGGAAAGATCGCTGAATTTTATGCTCATTCAGACGCTATCATTCAGAATTTGATGGAAGATTCTGCTCTTGTTATTATAGACTTTAACAAAGCTATTGAGCTAGGATACGTTTGTTTGAAAAAGGAATTGTCAGACTCTTATTTGGAGGATCATAACGATGATGAGAAATAGTAGCTTTGTTGCACTGATACTTACACATGGACGTCCTAACAATGTACGTACTGTCAAAACATTACGAAAATGTGGTTATACAGGAGATGTTATTATAGTATTGGATAATGAAGATAAGACGATAAATCAATATCGTAAAATTTACGAGAATATCTATGTCTTTGACAAGAAAAAAATAGCATCGGGAATAGACGAAGGTGATAATTTCAATGATCGTCGAGCTATTATCTATGCAAGAAATGCAGCTTTTGAAATAGCGAAGGAGAAAGGATACAGGTATTTTATTGAGCTGGATGATGATTATACAGAATTCTCATATACCTATAACCAATACGGAGAGATGGAACAAAGAAGTATTTTCAATCTTGACAAAGTGTTTGACGCCCTAATTGATTTTAAGAATAAAACAGGTGCTTTGGCTGTTGCTTTGGCTCAAAGAGGGGATTTTATAGGAGGTAAATACAATAACATAGTTCGTGGTGAATTGCTCAAACGAAAGGCTATGAATTCATTTATCTGTGATACGAACATGCCTTTTAAGTTCTTTGGAAAAATTAATGAGGATGTGAACACTTATACCTTACTGGGTAGTAGAGGAGAATTGTTTTTTCAGATTCCTCATGTCACACTAAATCAGGTAACAACCCAACAATCAGAAGGAGGGATGACTGATATATATTTGGATAGTGGAACTTACGTTAAATCTTTTTATACAGTTATGTACGCTCCTTCTTGTACAAAGATTCGTCTTATGGGAAATATATGTAGACGCTTGCATCATAGTATAAGTTGGAATAATGCCGTCCCTAAAGTGCTCCCTGAGAGTTATAAAAAGTAGTTATCTCAAATTGTTTGTTTTGGTTAGTTGTTGGTTATGACAGAAAAGAAGAGTTCAGCAGGAAAGAAAACAAGAGGGCGTAAATCGGAATACCAAATAGGGTACGCCGATCAGGCTCTAAAGCTTTGTTTATTGGGAGCAACAGATAAAGAACTCGCCGAATTCTTCTCTGTTTCAGAGCAGACTATTAATAGTTGGAAGAAGAAGCATCCCGAATTTCTTGAGTCCCTAAAAAAGGGAAAAAATTTAGCTGATGCCAATGTTGCTTCTCGCTTATATAATCGTGCTATCGGTTATTCATGTAAGGCTACAAAATTTGCAACGTCAGACGGACATATTACAGATTCAAAGGAATATATAGAGCATTATCCGCCCGATACAACAGCTGCAATCTTTTGGTTGAAGAATAGGCAGCCGGAGAAGTGGCGTGACAAGAAAGAAATTGATGCAAATGTGAACCTTGGTGATGAGCTGGAATCATTAACCGATGAACAACTACAAGCTATAATAGATGGCAAAGAGGAAGAATAAAAACAAAAGACAGGTTTTAATTCGCAAAGCGAAAGCTGCAACGATACTTCGTAAGCGAGTAGCCAAGAATGACTTTTGGGCCTTCTGCTTATACTATGATCCTAAGTTCTTCTCTAAACGCTTATTCTTAAAAAAAGTAGCCGAGGCTTTCATGCGTGTATATTCGTCGTATATGGCGGGGATAATCTACCGCCTAGCCGTTAGTATGCCACCACGTGCCGGTAAATCCTATATATCTTCTCTGTTCATAGCCTGGATGTACGGTCATTTTCCTGAAGAATCAGTAATGCGTAACTGCTGTTCTGACACTCTATATAATAAACTGTCATACGACACTCGTGATATTGTCAAGTCTAAGCGCTTCCGGGAGATATTCTCAGAGATACACTTGAAAGGAGATAAGCAGAACGTTAAGAGTTGGAATATTGAAGGTGCTCGCCAGGTATCTTACTTCGGTGGTGGTGTTGGTGGAACGGTCATCGGATTCGGTGCATCTATGCTGGCCATGACTGATGACTTGTATAAGAGTCTGGAAGATGCGTTATCCGATAATAACAACGAGAAGGTATGGTCTTGGAAACAAGGTACACACGACTCTCGTATTGAGGGTAACTGCTGTCTTATTGACATCGGTACTCGCTGGTCCTCTAGTGACGTTCTCGGACGTTTAGAAGAAGCCGGAAAGTATAATGAAATCATTCGAATCGCTGCATTAGATGAAAACGACGAAACTTTCTGTGCTGACGTTCATACGACAGAATACTACCGGGAATTACGTTCTGAAACAGACGAAAGCATCTGGATGGCCGAGTATATGCAGGAACCATTCGAAGCCAAAGGTTTACTATTCCCGAAATCTTCTCTAATGCGCTTTAAACTGACTGACATAGCAGGTAAACGCCCGGATGGTACGATCGGTGCCTGTGATACGGCCGATAAGGGTGATGATGATTTCTGCGCTCCATTTGCAAAGGTGTTTGGACCGAAGTACTTTATTACGGATGTTCTTTTCACTAAAGATCCTGTCGAGGTCACAGAACCACGCCTGGCACAAATGGTAATAGATACAAGCTGTGATCAACTTCGTATTGAGTCTAACAACGGTGGACGTATCTTTGCTATCAATGTGCGCAAGATCGTTACAGGACAAAAGAAATCATGTGTCATACAGGCACGACCGACTACTCAACACAAAGAAACGCGCATCATCATGAAAGCCGGTTGGATCAAAAAGCATTGTGTATTCTTGGATGAATCAGAATACACTAAAGGCTCTGACTATGGTCGATTCATGAAGTCATTTACCAACTATAAACGTGAGGGTGATAATGCTCATGATGATGCACCGGATGGCATGACAATCCTTGCTGAATTTGCCGAGTCTCTCGGTCTGAAACTTAAAAAACAGACTCGAAAGGTGGGGCGCGGATAATTGTTGTTTTCATGTTATACTACATGAAATAACTAATCAGTTCATACATGTCCTTTATCAAGTTGATAGTAGGATAATTGTTTGCTTGTTCTTTGTAACACCAATATGATACTTTGTTTAGTACATGCAGAAGCTTTACTATTGTTTTCATTAGCTACCAAACTTCTTAGGATTTATATTGTACCAACATGGTACAATATCCCCAAAAAGTTTTGAGAACTTTTGGGCTTTTGGCTTCTGGCGAAGCGAAGATATTAAAGACACTTGATTAGTCAAAGGACAAAATTTAGAGTGAACTCATTGCCGTAGAAAAGCTGTTGGTATCATATATTTTAGAAGAAAAATATATGCCAGGAATCAGTGATATATTATCTCAGGAAGATTTTGGGAAGATTGTAGGCGACCTCTGTGTTGACACGAGAGAAAACCGTGAGCCGCGTGAGTACATGGAGGAATATAACGGAGACCGGACGCGCCGTAAGGAATCCGTCGGTTATCGCGAACCGAAGAAGATAGCTGTTTACTCGGAAACGGAGACAGAGGCTGATCCGGAAACAGGAGAGGAGAAACCCAAAAAGCTGGAAGATAAAACGGTAGAAGTAGCAAAAGTAGTCACGAACTTACCAAAGAAGATTGTCCGTACATCCGTGGCATTCATGTTTGGTGGTTCAATGACTATTACCGCCGATAACCCCAACGATGGATTTAATGAGTTCAAGAAAGTATATGCGCGTAAGCTCAAGATGCAGGCTGTCCTCAAAGAGTTTGCACGCAAAGTACTATCAGAGACAAAAGCAGCAATGGTTTTCTACCCAGTTGTCAGTGCTGATGGAAAGAGCCAGCTAAAGGTTAAGATTCTCTCTACGCCAAAAGATAGTAATGTAGAGAGCGAATTCTATCCACACTTTGATGATGACGACGACATGGACGCTTTCATCTATAAGTACAATGCTGAGTTTGATGGCCGGACCTGTGAATGTGTGAAGATTTACACGAAAGATATTATTTACTCAGGAGTACAGGACGGAATATGGAAGGTCAAGAAGGCAAAGAATCTATTTGGTAAGATACCAGTAGTCTACGCAGAAGTTGACTGTCCGGATTGGGAGGATGTTGCAAACCTAATGGATAAACTCGAAATGAGGCTTTCCAGATTGTCAGATACCAATGATTATTTCTCCGAACCAATACTTAAAACTTATGGTTTGGCTAATTTGCCAAATAAAGAAACAGTTGGCAAAGAGTTGAATTTCACAATGGAAGTTGATGCCGATACTGGTACCGCATATCATGGTGATGCCGATTATCTGGCGTGGCAACAGTCTTGTGAATCAACCACGTTAGAGTTGGATCGTTTGGAAGATAATATTAGCTCTGGGGCCTCCTACCCTAACCTATCAATTAATAAACTGATGGGGTTAGGCAACCTGAGCGGTACATCCCGGCGCTTTATGTTTATTGATGCCGAGATAAAGGCGAGCGAACAGATGGAGATATTCGGACCGGCAGTACAACGTACAGTAGCTATTATTCAGGCGGGCATGTGTAATATCACGCATACGAAGTTTGCTTCTCAGCTAAATGATAATTATATTGAGGTGGAGTTTGGCAGCATTCTTCCACAGGACTTGGCAGAAGAACTTAAGAATCTTGAAACAGCATCCCAATTCAATAGTAAAGAGACGATTATTAAAAATTCTCCATATACGGATAATGTTGAAGAAGAACTGAGCCGCAAGAAGCAAGACGAGAAAGATACGGCTCAAAACAATTCATTCCTAGGCGCAACACTTTAATAATATGCCTGGACTTTCTTTCTACGACAAACAGCATATACAGAAAGTTGCTGCACAGCAGACTGTAATAGCCAATATCTTTAATCAGTTTATACTTTCTGTTTCCCCGTATCTCCGTAAATGGGATGATGCGGGGAAAAACAACGTATGGATACAGAATCATAGCATTGAAAATGCCGTCGACAAAGAGCTATTGACATTGGAATCATTGCTACTTAAAAATATCGAATCGTTTCAGTTCGACGCATGGAAGCGGTCAGAGATGAAGAATGACGATTTTATACGCGAGTATATCAAAGGAATGTCTATTTCATCGGTTGTCAAGGAGGGAATGTTCACGCATAGTATGTCGGCTTTTTCGGCTTTTCAGAAAGAAGTAGATGCTCAAGGGTTGCGATTATCTGATAGAGTGTGGACTATAACCCAACAAACGAAATCTCAATTGGAATTCTACCTCAATAGTGGTGTTGCTGCTGGTCGAAGTTCAAATGAGATTAGTCGCGATATGCGGCAGTTACTCGACAAGCCGGACAAGCGATTTCGTCGTGTGCGGAATGAAGAAGGTAAGCTGGTATTGTCTCGTCCCATGAAAGACTACCATCCGGGACAGGGTGTGTATCGTAGCGCCAAGATGAACGCTCTCCGGACATCTGCAACAACAACGAACACAGCTTACCGTAGTGCGGATCACGAACGTTGGAGTCAGCAAGATTTCGTACTTGGCATAGAAATACAGCGTTCAGCAAACAATAAGGGCCCATGTAAGATATGTGATGCTATGGTCGGTAAATATCCGAAAACATTCAAATTCACAGGTTGGCATCCTTTCTGTATTTGCTTTGCTACACCGATTACTATGGAGCCGGAAGATTTGGCAGACTATCTGCTCACGGATGAAGTGCCGGAGCAATTGGTTATAAAAGATATTCCTAGTGCGGCTCAATCATTTGTGGATAGCAATAAACAGGCATTGGATAAGGCCTATTGGATGAAGGATAATTTCACGAAGGAAGGAAGCTTGCAAAGACAGGTGACCAAACCAGAATCACCTATTACAATTGATAAGAAACAAGTGTTTGATTTTAATGCTAAAACTCCTCAAGAAGCTATAGAGTATATCAAAACGCATATAGCTGATAACGTGAGTCTTGATATTAAAAAAGGTGATTTACCTTTAATAAACAGCATCATTAATCAGATGCAACAAAGGATGTCTGAGTTTAATATGCAGAAATTCAGTAATGTCGGGAAACCATCGGGGAAAAATGCATTGGCTTCATGGGATGGGCATGACAATAGTATCAACTTTAATTTGTCAAAGTTAAAGAATACGAAATCTGTCTGGAATAAAGAAATGGCATGGAAGAAAAAAGGTATTAAATATAGTGCATACGAAAATGAAAGTGATATAATACGATGCACTATAGACCATGAATTAGGGCATAAATTATTCGGGCAGTATAATATGAGAATGGATGTTATAAATACGTTTGGGAAAGCTGGAAAGACAGTTAATGGAATAAATGAGATTAATGATATCCTTGGATATTATGCAAGTACAGATATAGAAGAATATTTTGCAGAAACTGTAGGTATGTACTTAGGCCCAGGGAAAAAGAAATTAGGCAAGGAAACCACAGCAATGATGGAACGCTTTATGAAGAAAGTTGATGGGAATATCGAAAAGACATCTAAAGATGTTACAAAAATAAAGCGCGTTAAAACTGATGAAGAAAAGGCAGATATTCAGAAGCGATGGAATGATAGAAGCGTGAGAAACTTTAATCAATCTAAGATTGAACAGAAAATTGGAATCAAAAAGGGAGAAGATATGACATTTGAGGCTGCAAATGAATTAAGGGGAAATGTAAATTATGGTAGAGGGGAAGAATACGGTAAGAATTGCCAATCATGTGTTGTTGCCAATGAATTGAGAAGACGTGGATATGATGTGACAGCATTACCGAACCTAAAGAAAGCTGGAAATATACCTTATGAACTTTCAAAGAAAACTAATTGGGCCTGGATTGATCCGGAAACGATGGCGATGCCTACTAAAAAGAAAGCAGGGGGTGTATATGACATAACCAGAACCGGTGCTTTAAAAAGTAAAAACATAAGTGCCCTTACTAAAGATATTATAGAATTGGTAAAAGAACCTGGAAGATATCATATTGATTTTTCTTGGAAAGGAGGTAATTCTGGGCATATCATAACTTTGGAAAAGTTAGCCGATGGTAAGATTGTCATGTATGATCCCCAAAATGGGAAAAAGGTAAATTGGGCTGATATATCGAGCAGAATAAAGCTGCAATATGGAGTCAACGTACTTCGCGTGGATAATCTGTTAGTCAATACGGATATTATTGATGGGATAGTGAAGAAATTACAATAATGTTTCGGTATGATCTTCTGGCATAGAAGTTATTCCCATGATATCTGACGACTGTGTATATGGTGCTAGGTATGCTACTGCATCTTTGACAAGAATAAATTGAGGATAACCAGTACAACATCCCTCATCCTTTTGAGAAGATGCCGTATAAGCTAAATACCCATTCCACTCACCATAATAGGAAACCCCATCAAACCCGTTTTCCAGTGCGAGTGCTTTAGCTTTTTCTTTGCATTCCTTCTTTTTATCCATACCGCAAATGTAATGATTTGGTTTTGAATTAAAGTATAACTTCGAAAAATGTTTTCCTAACTTATATTTTAAAGGAAAAAGAATTATGAAAATTTTAGCAGTAATCAAAGCGGCTTTGAAAAAGGCTGAAATCCCTGAAAAGTATGCGGCTAAGGTCCAGGCACTTTTCAATATTGAGAGCGAAGAGAATTTGGATAACTATATTGAATTATTCAAGGAGAATATTCTTCCAGATTTGACCGCTAACGATCAGAATTCACAGACTGTAATGCAGGCAGCTATTGCAGAGTATGAGAAAAAGCACGGTTTGAAAGACGGGAAACCCATTGAAAAAACTACTGCCAAAGGGAAGAAAACCAAAAAGGGCGTTGATGACGATGATGAAGATGAGGACGATTTTGGAGATTTGCCACCTGCTGTTACTAAACTTCTTAAGGCTCAACAAAAGCAAATTGAAGCGTTGACAGACACTGTGGGTAAGGTTGCAACTACGATGGCGACTTCTACAAAACAATCATCAGCAAAGGGGTTGTTTGAAAGTTCAAAGCTTCCAGCAAAATGGTTTTCACGTATCGATGTCAATTCTGAGACGTCAGTTGAAGATCAGATCAAGGATTTGCAAGAAGAATATGCAGAAATCAAGCAATCAGTAATTGATGATGAAATTGCCGGTGGTGATTACAAACCTAATTCTTATAAGCCGAAAGAACGTTCAGAGAAAGAATGGTTGGACTTGATGGAGGATGAGGAAAGTGATAATAATGGAGTTGCCAGCCTTGGTCTGGAAGATTAATAATTAATTCATTTTGCTATGTTTAGAAAGAAAGAAACTGAATTTCAGTATGCCCCCGGTATAGAGAAGATTATCGAGGACATCCAAGGCGGTGGAACCATCGCCCGCGCGGAACTGAAGGGAGTCATTGATGAGCTTCCTCCGCTTGTGATTGTGGGTAAAGACACAAACGGTCTTTATCATGTTGTTAAAACAGGAAAAGCTACAGCTGAAGCGGTTGCCGATGCAGTAACCATCCAAGTAGCAAAAAATCATGTGTTTACAGTTGGTGAAGCTGTTACAATCGGCGGTGCTTTAACCGGAGCCTCGGATGTAATTTCTGCAATTGACAAAACTAACTCAGACTATGATACAATAACTCTTGCGGGGGCTATTGGAGCCGTAAAGGTGAATGACGTGTTAGTTCTTGTTGCCGCCAAAGCTGCTGCCAAAGCTGCAAAGTTCAAGTATACACCGGAAATTATCACCATGAACAAGGTTGATGTGACCGTTGCTAATCAACAGTCGGGCCTTTTGGTACGTGGTACTGTAAACGAGGCAGTAATGCCCTACCCTATTGACGACGCCATCAAAGCGTTGCTCCGTTTTATCCGTTTTGTCTAATCCATTAAAATAGTGATATATGGAAAGAAGTTTAATTAAACAAGTCAACCGTAAGAATATGGGAGCACGACTTAACTCACGTAAGGTTAAGCCGGTATTCTTTCCTAACTTCTTCGGTGTAAAGCAGAAAGATTCTCTGAAATGGGAAACTTTGACCGGAGAGAAAGGTGCTCCTGTTATTGCAGACGTTATCAGCTTCGATTCTTCTGCACCGCAAAAGAAGCGTGAAGTTGTTGGTAAAATGTCAGGTGACATCCCTAAGACGGCTGTTAAGCGTGGCATGAATGAAAGTGACTGGAATGAATACCGTCAACTTAGCCGCGATTGTGAGGGTGATTCAGATCTAAAGGCTCTTCTTGACCTTGCTTTTAAAGATCAGGACTTCGTATATAATGCTGTTCGCGGTCGCTTCGAATGGTGGTGTATGCAGCTGATGTCTAAAGGTGGGTTCATTCTGAATTCAAGCAACAATAACGGTATTGTTACCGAAGAGTTTGTAGGCTGTGGTATGCCTAATGTAAACAAAAAGGTGGCTACTGTTGATTGGTCTAAGTCAACAACAGCTGACGGTTTACAGGATATTGAAGATACCGTAGTTGCCGCTTCTGCTGAAGGAGTTACTATCAAGTACGTTGTTATGCGTAAGGATAGATTTGCTTTATTGAAAAAGCAGAAGGCTGTTATTGAAAAAGTGAAAGGCTGGATCAATCAGAAAGAAAAGCTGACTATCTCCAAGAAGGTTATTAACGAGTATCTTGCTGCACAGGAGAATACAGAAGGTGTTCAGATAGTTCTTGTAAGCCCATCTGTTCGTATTGAAAATGCTGCTCATCAACGTACAACAGTAAATCCGTGGGAAGCAAACAATATCTGTTTCTTGGAAGATTTACAGTGTGGTGATATTCAGCACGGCCCTATCGCCGCAGAACATTCGGTTGAATACAAGAAGAAAGCTACCACGCTGAAAAAGGACTTTGTTTTCCTTAGCAAGTGGTCAGAGTTGGAACCATTCAAAGAGTGGACTAAAGCGGAAGCTAATGCCATCCCGGTAATCAATGATCCTGATGCAATGTACATCATGAAAACCGATGGTCAGGCATGGGCGGAAGGCGAAGACACTGAAAAAACAGATGAAGACGGTTATTAATTATTATGGCAACAATCAGAGAAACAATACTGGAATATCCCTCTATTGGGGATATGGAAGGCTTCCTGGATAAAGTAGTCTTTGTTAAACGTGGTGTCAATCCCGAGGAAAAATGCACTACTGAAAACATGAAGCAAGTCGGTCTTTGTGTCGCTGATACGTATGCCATGTTGGTAAACTCGCCGGATTTCAGTGAAAACAAGCTTTCTATCACTCATCCCCGTTCTTTCTATATTCAGACTGCAAAACAGCTGTATATAGAGAATGGGGAGCCTGAGAAGGCTGGCAGACTTGGCAAGCGAATCATTATCAAAGGAAGAGCGGGCAACAGATGGTAAAACGGTATCCACATACTGCAATAGTCACTATCGAATCTAATGGAGAACTAGTAGACGGTGAATGGAAGAAGGGAGAACCTAGTGCTTTGTCTATCATTGGTCGTTATGATCCGGTGAGTGACGGTCGTATCATCAAAAAATCCAATGTGCTTGGTGATGAGAAGCAAGTGCATGGATATTTCTATACGAAGGTTCGACCGGATATCAATGCCAAATATCATCGCTTGCAAGTTCCGGCATTTGGTATAAACGTAGAAATCATCTGTTGGGAACCGTATCAATCTCATTCTGTTATTTGCGTATGAAATCAGGAATGACCCCTTTGTTCTCTGGAGATGACGTAAAACGTTGGTTTGATCATTTTCAGGACCGGGCAGAAGAGAAAATTCTAAAGCTATTGATGGCTGGCGGTGAAAAATTTGTAGCGATTGCTCGTAAGAGTGGATCTTATAAAGACCAAACTGGTAATCTCCGATCTTCTATTGGCTATGTGATAGCTAAAGATGGGGAAGTTATTATCAGTAATTTCAAGGAAAGTAACAAAGGTAGTGATAAGTCTACCGGAAAAGAGAAAGGGCATCGAGTAGCGGAAGACATCTCATTGTCTTTCTCTGGTGGATATATCTTGGTTGGTGTTGCTGGAATGGATTACGCCGCTGCTGTTGAAGCCAAGGGATATGAAGTGGTAACAGGAGCTAATACCCAATGTAATGAGTATCTAAAAAAAGCTTTGTTTTCAGTGTTTAAAAAGATGTAGTTAATATGGATGAATTCGATGCAATTGATATTATTTATAATGTTGTCAATACTGCTAATACTGGTGTTGTCATATACAAGGATAAATCAGAAAATGGTGTTCAAAGCGAACATATCGTCATTAATCATCTGCAACTGAATGAACTTGATTTTATAAATAATGTCCCGGTTAACATAAACATCTTTATTCCGTTGGAAAGCAATGGTATGAATTCTCGTCAGCGAATGAAAGAAGTCAAGAGAAAAGTGAGAGCTTCGCTTAATTCAATCAATAGTAACGACGGTGTATGTAAAGAAGTAGAAGTTCTCTGGAGTGTTCCCATGCCGGATCTGAAGGAAGGCTTTGCTTGTACAAATATTAGATTAGAAATTTTAATAGATCAATAATTATGGCAAATAAATCTCAAAGACCTATCGCTATGGGCGTAGGAGCAATAAGAATTGCAGAAGTTGGTGACGGAGTTTCGGGGAATGAGTTTAAAGAACTCCCTTTGCCGACAAAAAGTAGTGTAGCTTTCAACTTCGCAGATCCAAAAGAGGTGAAGATTGAAACGGAAGGAAGCGAGGAACCTTTATATGTTGAGTTGGTAAAAGATACCACAGACTATATTGAGTTCTCAATACCGACTCCGAGCAATGAAGTACTTGCATTGTTAGCCGGTGGTGTGGTTGATAGTGGAACTGAGGAGTCTCCAAAGGATGTTTGGGAGAAACCCACAGAAACTCCTTCTATCAATAAAACGTTCCAGTGCGAAACTTTACCGAAGAAAGGAAGAAAAGTTATCTATACTGTTGTTAACGGCAAGATAGCCTCCAAACTTTCTCAGGCTCCTGGTGCTGAACAAGCGGAGTTACTGCTTGTACGTGTATATCTGCAGGCAGCAGAAACAGCGGAAGGAGAAAAGAAAGCTGCTTTCATGCGTGAGGTGGTTGCAGCATAAATTTTAGTACCGTTATGGAATTGTCCCCCATTGTTATACTTTGGGGGATTTTTAATAATTACAGATATGAGTGTAGATCGTTTTTTAAAGATAGAAGCTGAAACGGTAACCGAAATGCCGGTTAAGATACCGTTTGAATTCAAAAACAAGGAATCTATTCCTTTGGGGAAAGATCCAGGGGATTGTATTGTTATCCGTCCGATAACTGTCCGTACTTGGTTCCGGATACGCCCCCTACTCTTACAAGTAGATAATGAGGACTTAAAATGTATGATAGTAAAGCCTGGAGAGTTGACAGATGATTTCTCGGAATTTATGGATAAATATGGGGATTTACTTTTGAATATTGTTTGTTTGGGCATACATAATAAGCCCAGTGAACCGCCGGTATGGTTTCGTGAAGCACTCATGGATAATTCCACTTGGGAGGATATCAGGATCTTGCTGAATGCAGTTTTGTATCGGATAGGCTATTTCCCTTTTTACACATCTATCACGATTCTTCAGAACGTGAGCCCGATAGGAAAAGCGGAGATAATAGCCGCTCAGAAGAATCTACAAAGCTGGCGGGATATAGCCAAGCAAGGTTCTTAGTCATTGTGCATGAAGCTTTAGGACTGACGTATAACCAAGCATTGGAAAGCAGCTATTCACTGATAGAGGCCATGATGCAGGAATATGCGATAATCATGCGAGAACGAAGCCTGACTTCGGATGAGGATGGAGTTGAGGGCGTCGATTACGAATGGGTTGAACTACCATCATTTGATAATCCGGGAGAAACTATTCGAATGAAACGATATTATGATATAAACAGTAAGGTAAAAGGATAAGTAATTTATATATTAACATGAAACAATTGAAATTTTCATGCGATTTTGATTTAGAGTTTTTTGTTAATTGTCCCTGTGTCTGTGAAGATGTAGGGGCTTTTGCATATAAAATGGGTACAAAAGCAACATAAAATCAATATAAAATGTTATCTTTGCATAGACGTAGAAAGGAGGTTGATTATGGCTACAACAAAAGTCAGAGAAAATAATATGAAGACATCTCAAAAATTAAGTAAACCGCTTACCCGGGAGGAACGTAGGGCTAAGCTAATAAAGAAGATAACCTCTTCTAAAGAAGAAGCTACGAAGTTTCTTGTTAGAGCGGGTATTTTGGGCGAAGATGGTAAATTAGCTGAGATATATAGATGAAAGAGTCTATCTATTCTTGTCGATCCAATTTGGTAATAGGTTTCCATGGATGTGATAAATCTGTGGTAGATAAGGTATTATCCGGTCAAGAAAATCTCATAGCAAGTACTAATGATTACGATTGGCTCGGACATGGAGTTTACTTTTGGGAGAACAATGAAACTCGTGCTTTGCAATATGCAAAAGAAATGATGAAGCGCAAAGGATCTTCTGTGAAGGAGCCGGCAATCATTGGTGCTGTGATTGATTTAGGTTATTGCATGGATATGATGGATTCTATGTATTTATCCGATTTGAAGGAGGCTTATTCAGTATTAGAACTTATGCTGAATCAATCGGGTGCAGCCTTGCCTGTAAATTCAAATATAGGTAATTCAACAGATAAATTAATGCGTCGTTTGGATTGTGCAGTGATTGAGATGGCACATAGTATGAATGAAGGTTCTGGCGAAAAACCTTATGATTCTGTTCGTGGTGTATTTTGGGAGGGCAAAGAACTCTATCCTGGTGCTGGTTTCACAGAAAGGAACCATATTCAAATATGTGTTCGCAATCCCAATTGTATAAAAGGCTTCTTCCTGCCTCGTGAAATGGACATTCACTACCCTAACCCATAAGAAATGAAAGTCTCGTTTTATAACGGGACTTTTTTATTTCACAACTTCAGAGAGCTTTTGGGTTAGTGAAGCATTGTCTTTCTGCAAATTCTCAACCAGGCGTTTTTGGTAGGCTATCATTCCTTCCACCTGCCCTACTCTCCTACCTTTCCGGTAAGCATCCTTTAAATCTTCTTCCGTGTAGCTACTTTTTTTCGCTTCTACGGAGTTTTCTTCTCTTGTTGGCATAACTATATCATTAGGATATAAAAAAGGCTATCAGTCTCCCTATTCGCGCCAACGAGGAACATAAAACATATCAAGCAGAGATACGAGTTATGAGCGGGACTTGATAGCCTAATGCCTTCAGTCTCGCTCTACTTAATATATTTGTGTCCCTCGTTGGCAATTGGAACGCCACAAAGATAATCAAATTTACAATACTCATCCCCTTTTATATTTTAAGAATAAACGATATGGGTATTCAGAATAAAGAGGGAGCATTATACTTTGCTACCGGCGTAGATAACACAGGGCTATATTCAGGTAAGCGTGAGGCCATTGGAATCATTAAGGCTATGGCGGGTGAAATTACATCGTTTGATGTATTTGGCGGCATTGGCATTAGTGCAGGCATTGCTTTTGCTCAAGCAGCTAAAGGAGCTTACGATTTCGAGAAGCAGTTTCAGCAGAGCATGAAAGAAGTAGCCACTCTTTCAAGCGGAATCAAAGGGAGTTTTACGGATTTCATGAATCAGGTTATAGATGTTACCCGGGAGGTTCCAGTACTGGCCAATAATGCGGCAAAAGCTCTATATCAAATTGTATCTGCTGGTCATGATGGTGCTGACGGTATGAAGATACTTGAAGCCGCTGCGAAAGCAGCTATTGGTGGTGTTACCGAAACAGCAATATCTGCAGATGCTATTACTACGATTCTTAATGCCTATAAGATGGATGCTTCTAAAGCTCAGGAAGTGTCTGATCAACTGTTTACTACTGTTCGTTTAGGTAAAACTGACTTTGGACAATTGGGTACAAGCATAGCCCAAGCGGCCCCAATTGCTGCGTCATTCGGAATTGACATACGAGAAGTCTTAGCGGCGGTTGCTTCCATTACTAAACAAGGAGTTCCTACCGCTGAAGCAATGACAAAGATACGAGCCGCTATTCTTGGAACTGCTAATCAGTTGGGAGATGCCGCATTCAAAGGACGTACTTTCCAAGAGGCACTACAACTTATTTATGATAAAGCTGGTGGAAGTACAATGAAAATGAAAGAACTCCTTGGTACTGATGAAGCTCTACAAGCCGCCTTAATGGTTACGGGACAGAATGCTCAATCCGCAGCTAAAGACTTAGAAGAAGTAGGAAATTCTGCCGGTGCTGCTGAAGCTGCATTCAAAGAAATGGCTTCTTCTGCTCAGAATCAAGTGCAGTTACTCCAGAATAATATCGTGGCTGTACTTCGGCCTATGGGTGAAACCATACTGAAAGAGGTCTCAGAAATAGCATCTTCTTTTAATGAGGCATTTAACAACGGAGATGTGCAGGAGTCCATGAAAACTTTAGGGAACCTAATTGTAATAGTAACTAGCGCATTGGTTGGATACAAAGGCTCAATCATAGCAGTAAATGCAATGAAAAAGATACATGTTTCATTGATTGAGATGACAAGATATGAAATGTTATTATACCGAAAGGCTGTTGAAGCTGGTACCATATCTGAAAACGTCCTCACGGCGGCTCAAGTAAAACAGATGGCGACGAGAAAAGCCATGATTACCACAATAAAGTTGCATACAGCCGCATTGAAAAGGAACATTGCAGTACTAGCAACCAATCCTTATATTTTAGCAGCTACAGCTGTTGCTGCACTCGGATATGTAATTTACGAAGTTGCTACCCGTACAACTGCCGCAGAAGAAGCACAAAAACGGTTCAATAAAACAGTAAAAGAAAGTCAACAGAGGGCTCAGGATTATAAAAATAAAATTCAAGACCTTGTATCTATAGCGCGAAATGATACGGCTGCTACTTTTGAAAGACATAAAGCCTTACTTCAACTACAGCGTTTAATGAAATCCGTTTTTAAGGATATGGATTTGAAGAAGTTGAAAGATATGGATGATTTAGAATTAACCAATAAAATAGCAGAAGCAGAAGCAAGAAGAAATGTTGTTATTGCCAAGACTCAGCTTGTGCTAAAACAGCAAAAACTATCACAGGCGGAAAAGACGTATGATGACTTGAAAGATACCCCTGGAATGTCCTTAAGTTCATTGAACGATCTAAAAAAAGATGTAGATACTGCTAAAAATGAAGTAAAAATGTGGCAGGATGAAGCTAACAAAGCAGAAAATCTTCATTCCCAGTCCATTAAAACGCAAATACAATCCCCAAAAGAAGCGGCTATACAGAATAAAGCTTACTGGACGAAGCAAAAAGATGATGCTACTAAAGCATTGGAATCAATCGCTTCGGCTCAAAAGAAATTGATGGATGCCGGAAATTTCAATGGTATAGATGGTAGCGTGGTAGAAAGTTATAAGAAAAATAGTAAGCTATTAAAAGAAGCAGAAAAGGAACTAAGTGTCTATGGCTCCAAACAAGAGGATAAAGCTGAAAAACTTCGACAGGATACAGAAAAGTATAAGCAACTCCTTGATAAGAATAAGCGAGATCAATCCCGTGCTGAAATAGATGCTCAAAACGATGTAAATCAAAGCGTCATTGATTCGATGGAAATAGGATCCGCCAAAATTATTGCCCAGAGAAATCTCAATCATAAAAAAGAGATTGAAGCCATTCATCGAGAAGCTGAGGATCGTAAACAACAGCTTATTGATGCTGCAAAAGCAGAATTTGAGGCTAATCCGGCTAATGCAAAGAAAAATTTCAATACTATTGGTTTCCTTAAGGATAAATCAGTTCAGGAAAAGTTCAGCCAAATAGATGAACAGGCTGGCAGAAAGGAAAGGGCAAGCAACATTATATATAACCGTGGCGATGATTTTACTAGTCTGCTTGATGAATACCAGGATTATACAGATAAACGTCTTGCTATTGAAAAGAAGTACAATGACGATATTGCAATCTTACGAAAGCTACGAGAACAAGCTGAAAAGGACAGTAATGTATCTCAGGTGGAACAGATTGACCGGTCCATAGCACAAGCCAACAAAGAGAAAGGCAAATCTTTGATGGGATTGGACTATGATAAATTGAAAGAATCTCCGGAGTATATTCGTGCTTTTGAGAACCTTAAAGAGACATCTTCCGAGACACTCAATTCGCTGCTTGCTCAGTTAGAAAACGCCAAGCAAGCCGCAGCTGAAGTTCTGTCACCAGATCAATTGAGAGAGTATACCTCCATCATTCAGGATATAATGAATGAATTGGATGAGCGTAATCCATTCCAAGCACTTACTGATCGAAAGAAAGAACTGGCTGAAGCTGAAGCTGAATTAACTGAAGCTAAGAAAAATCTCGATACTGTTAATTCTGGAGGTAGAGTTATTACTGGCACTTCGCTCAATAAAGATACCGGGAAAATAGAGAAGACTTATTTAACCTCTGCTGAAGCACTTGAGAAGTATAATAAGGCTAAAGATAAAACAGTAAAGGCCGATGCAAAAGTTCATGAAGCTGAAAGAAAGGTAGATGATGTGATGGGGGAATTGTTTGACTCCATTAAAAATTTAGGTTCAGCTATAGGTGGGGAAGCCGGGGAGATTATCGGGGTTATTGGTGATATAGGACAATTCGCCTTGATGGCAATGCATGGAGTTGAGTCAGCTTCCGAAACTGCGAGTACCGCCATTCAGAGTGTCGAGAAAGCTTCCGTTATTCTTGTAATTATCAGTGCTGCCATTCAGATTGCAACAAAAATAGCGAGTCTATTCAATAGTACTGATCATATGGCTGAGTTTCGCAAAGAAATGACCAAGCTGAATTACGAATTGGAATTAGCTAAACTAAATGCAGAGATATCCACTGATAAGAATAGCATTTTCGGTGATGACCTGTGGGGTAATGCTGTCAAGAATGTGAATCTCGCCCAAGAAGCTCTGGAAAAGTACAATGGAACGTTGGACAGAATAAGTAATCGCAAGAAATACACTGGTCTGACAGCATTGATGGCAGAAGTCCATGGTATTAAGAACTCTTATGATTCTTTGGGGGATTCTATTGCGGATATGCAGGTGAAGGTACAGCACAAAACATGGTTCCGATCCGCTAAATATTCATCCCTGAAAGATGCGGTTCCTGAGCTGTTCAATGCAGACGGTACCGTCAACCAAGATGCTTTGGAGAAATTCATCGGTTCCGATACTTTCAAGAAATTGAGTGAGGAAAACCAAAAGTATCTTCAGGAAATGTCTGACTACTGGAAAGCTTACGAGGAAGCTGTTGATCAGGTAAAAGATTATCTTACAGATATCTTTGGTGATCTTGGTAATACTATGAGTGATGCACTTGTAGATGCTTTTAAGAATGGAACTGACGCAGCCAAAGCATTCACCGATTCTGTCTCTGATATGTTAGAGACATTGGCAAAGCAGATGATTTACTCCGTTACATTGGCGCCATTGATAGAACAGGCACAGGAACAAATGCTTAGTGTCATGAAAAACGGTGACTTGAGCGATGAACAGAAGTTTAATAATTATATATCAATACTTGATGGGCTGACAAGTGGAGTCCTTGGACAACAGGATGCATATAATGCTCTTTTAAAAAAGTATCAGGAAATGGCCTCCAATCAGGGGCTTGATATCTTCAAGCCAGACGATGAATCAGAAGAAAAGGGAGTTTCAGGAAAACTGGAAGCTGCCATGACTGAAGGTACTGCCAGTGAATTAGTCGGTCTATGGAATATGACAGCGATGGATATTCGTGTTCTTCTTAATCTAAGTTCTGAACATTTTTCGGAGTGTAGGCGCTCTTGGGATATAACTTATAGTATCTGGGAAGAAACTCAAAAAATAGCATCGAACACCGAGCGCACGGCGAATAATACGGATGGGCTTGTTGAAAAGCTTGAGTATGGGCTAAAGTCTGTAAAGGATGAACTGTCTGAGATAAGAAAGAATACAAAAAATAATAATAGTAGCAGAGGGTAATATGAAATATAAATTGGATGACATAGATATACGTACATATGGTGCTATTCCCTACGTTGAGCACTCGAAAGAATGTATGGCATTGACTGGAGTATTTGACTTACCAAAACGTAAAGGAACAACGGAATACAACTGGGAATCCAGCATTGAACCATATGTTGACGCAGGTGATATTGAGTTGGATGGTAGAACCCTCACCCTATCACTCTGCATTAAAGCCGCTGACTATAAAGATAAACTCTCAGTTCTGAAAGCCGCTTGTATTTCCTGCAAGAAATTAGGTACTGAGTTTGGAGAGTTTGAAGTCATTCTCAAAGATGGTATATCTGTCGATGAATATATTATACTCAATATGGCTATTGTGAAAATAAAGTTCTGGCAACAAATATATTTTCCAGTCGAAATAATGCTAACTCCCACGGGCGGCATATCCTACATGTTGGATGAATATAACCTACAGCAGGATTTTGGTATTCTGATTTCATCCCGTAGTAGGTTTGAAAATCTAGAAAAACGGATTGAAGTATCAACTACTAAACCGTATACTCAAACAGTATATCGAGAAGCTAGAGACATAACTTTCCAATGTATAATGAGAGGTAGAAACCTGTTTGAATTATACGAAAAGATGTCCCAATTTCAAGCTGTATGTATTGCTCCTGGGATGCGCCGTCTTTGTTTAAGAGAGAATGAAACGATTGACTTATATTTTAAAAATGGAATAACAGTAACTGCCCGGACCGAGCGATTACTAGAATTTAGTTTAAAATGTAGAGTTGTAGGATGATTGATACTTTAGACATATACCGGATTGTAGATGGAAGTCCCGTTCTTATTACAAGCATTGCCAGTGACGAAGCTGTTCTGGGTAACGTCATTATGGGTAAAAACGAAATTGCTGTATCACTGGTTACAGAAGTCATTCTTGACATAAAGGAGGGTGACTATATTTTGTTAGAAGGTATTAAGTATCGACTTAATAGAGAACCGGAGTTTGTTGACAAAACTATCATTCATGATACAACATTTGTCTTTGAAGCACCGGAATACACTCTCATTGATAAGATCCTGACGAATAGAATAACTGGCAGCACCAAGGTAACTTTATTAGGTAAACTGCATGATTGGGTTGAACTTTTGGTGTGGAATGTTAATAAAGCCGCTGATAATCCGCTTGGAGTAGACTCTGGTTGGCAAATTGGTTCTATTCCCGATACGGACTATATAACATTAACATTTGATGGCATAGATTGTCGCTCTTTGTTATCAGAGCTAGCTTCTGCCTATAATTATGAGTATTATGTTGAAAATAAAACAATAAATTACGTTTCTCGTGTTGAAAATGAGAGAGACTTATCATTTACTCAAGGACGTGGTAATGGTTTATATGAGATTCGGCAGAGTAATGTGGATAGTGGAGATATAACTACACGCATCTATCCAGTAGGTGGTACAGAGAATATTATCCCAGGGGAAGGTGATGCCGAAGGACGTTTAATTTTGCCAGAAAAGTATATTGAGAATTTCAGTGAAACGAGTCGAGTCGTTGAAAAGAAAGTTGTATTTGAAAAAGTCCATCCTACATTTACAGGAAAGGTTGAAACCCTTTCTGGGGAGAATAACCGAGAGTTTGTTTGCTCTACAATAGATTTTGATATTACCGAACTTGCTTTTAATGATGAAGCACGAGTTAACTTTCTTACCGGTGATTTGATGGGTAAATCATTTGAGTTCAAGTGGAATAATGGCGAAAAGAAAATTACCCTAATCTACCAGGAAGATACGTTGGCTACGATTGATCCGGAAACTCAAAAACGGCCTACAATACCATCTGAATTAAAATGTCTACATGGCGGAGAAGATTTTAATTTTACCGGTATCCGTCTCGGTGAAGCGTATAAGAGTGCTGCGGTTACGAAGTTGCGTGAGAAAGCTACAGATTGGTTGAACTTTCACTCTCAGAAAAGAGTAAAGTTTACCTTGTTAGTAGATTACCGTTATATGCGTGGAAAAGGTGACTTGAAACCTGGAGATCTTATAACGGTCAATATTCCGGAGCGGAATATTAGTAAATTGATTCGTATAACATCTACAGAAAAGAATCTGAAGACGGGTGAGATTACTTGCGTTGTTTCTAATTATTTGTCTGAAAAGTGGGAAGATAAAATCGAAGGACAGATTGGCACTATACAAGCTACAATTAATGGCGGCGGTGGAAATACTGGTATTACTGTTTTAGAAAAATACGATGACCGGACTCCTTCAGATAAAAATGTATTTTCTTCGCTTCGTACTATTTCGGAAATAGCGGATAATAATGAAGATTTAAAAAAAGTTTTTCTTTCTAAGGTAGAAAAAGACACCGCTTCTGGTCACCTCACCCTGTACAATGGGGGTACTGTTGAGAACGGCTTAATCGTTCGTCTTCCAAAGCAAGACACTCCAGCTGCTTTAATGTCTTGTTTGTTGGAAGAGGATATTGATACTCTTATAGAAGAAGACGAAGATGTTATCATGGAGATCGCTCCGGCAGAAATTTCCGATTTATCATTCGGTGGTCTTAGTAATGTGAATTCTTCCGTAGATAGTGCTCCGGTAGGTTCTCTTCCGGTTAAGGGTGAAAATGAATGGAGTTACGTCGCACCTACATTATATGCTGGAGTTGTTGATGCGGATAATATGCTGGTTCCTGTTTTTGACCGCAGGACACAGACTATGGTGTTTATTCCCATATCAGCTATCCGGGGAGGTGTAACCCCACCTCCAACCGGCTTCCCTTATACCTTCTCTTTTGCATTAAGATAATTCTAAAAAATAAGATAATATGGCAAATTTGAATATACCTTCCAAAAATACCGGTGATATTTTATCAGCGGACGAGTTTAATCAGGTTGTCTCCGCCGTTAACGGTAAGGTGGACACTGTAACGGGAAAAGGTCTGTCAACGAATGACTATACAGACACCGAGAGAAACAAATTGGCGGAGTTACATCTCAAGGTGGATGAGATAGCCGGTGTTGTTGAAGGCACAGTCATTTCTGAGGTTGAACGTAAAATAGGTGTTTTTCGGCTATATGGCACTTCCTATGACCTTTATCAACTGTCCGTTTCATTGACGGACCTTCCGTCTGTGGCGGACAAGACAAAAAGCTACGCTGTCAGTGACGAACCTTTTGGAAACAGGCTCTATTTATCGGTCCGTGATTTCATCGTAACGGATGCCGTCGGTAATAGTTTCTATAGCCATACACATTCAGTGCGGAAAATGTATGTTGATGATGTGAATCTCAATACTTGTATCGAAATAAAGTGCAACGAGGATATCTCCAACGCCGTCAAAGCGTTTTTAACCATCCAATATATCAAGATTGATTATGAACGGGTAGACTTTACACTGACCAATGTTGATGATGCATCATCCATCGGGCTGTCTTTTCCTGCTCTGAAGTATGACAAGCAATTTGCTTACTCCCTTATAGTGGATGATTGCCGGGTTGACTCCAATAAGCTGTTTTTCCAGATCAACCAAAAATGGGTGGACTCGGAAAAATACCAGCACTTTGGACAAGCACATACCACCGGTTATACTCCGGAAAAGACACTCAACTATAGTGACGGCTTTGGAGTCGAAAAGCGTTTCACCTATGGAGTGGCCATATTTCCAACGGGGCATAATGATTACATCCCTGACTATATGGGTCGTGAGAATCCTCTTCCGAACTATCCTTATCTGACCTGGCCGCAACTTCTGCATGTCTTGAAGTTCGGGAATGAAATGCATTTCCATGATGTCTTTGATGTTGATACAGGCACTGTCGAAGGTATTCTTTCCGGTATAACTTCCGCTCAGGATAAGACTTTGGAAAAGACGGGCACCGGTATAAAGGTTATGGTGCGTCCAAACGGGAACGATGATTATATAGAGGCTTCCAAACGTCATGACGATATAATGTTTATGACTACGGAAGGAAGTAACCATACTGTTTCCGATCTGAATGCTTCCACCAACCTGTTGAAAGGAATCATTTACCGTCGTAACTGTGATGGTATCACAAGTGATAACTTCATGTCCAGGATAACGGATAATGCCTCCGTGCCTAATAAATGGATGTGTGATTTCACGCACTCCCCATCCTCCGGCATGCTTGAAGGACTTGTGTTCCTTAACGACACTTACGGTAAGGATGGAAACGATACAGTCTGGTTCGCCACTATTGATGAAATCTATGAGTACTGGTTCATCCGGCAAAATGCAAAGTTCAGAAAAGAAATATCCGGTAGCAATGTCAAGTTTACCCTGTTCATTCCCCGGCTGAAATGTGGGCGGCATACTGATTTTACAGTACAGCTAACCGATGCTGTCTATACTTCCGGCAGTATCAGCTTACAGACCGATAACGTTTATGGGCTGTCTTATGGTGTCAAGTCCGGTAAGTTCCTTATAAATTTCAATCTGAACGCAAAGTTGCCGGATTATGCCGAAGAGTTCGTATCCCGATATGAAGCGACATTGAATGATGATGACAAAACAGATGCCGCATACTTCGTACAACAACTCCGTACTGACTTGCAGGCTCCATTCCTTGCGCGACTTGCTGCCAATGAAAATCCTCCTGAGCTTAATTCTATCTCTATCAATGGAGGTGCCGCAACGACATACGACAGCAATGTATCTGTAGCCTTATCTGCTACAGGAAGTATTACCCACTACAAGATCAGTGAAAATGCAGGTATGACAGGTGCTGAATGGATGGCGGGAACATCTAAGATTCTTTCTTATTCATTGTCTGCCGGATACGGAAGCAAGACTGTTTATGTGCAGGTCAAAAATAATTATGGCGAGTCCGCCATCAAGTCAAGTATAATTAGTTATGCAGAACAGCCCGCGGTTTCCTACACCGTTACAGGGCGTGCTAATAACTCTGCTTATGGTTCCGTCACTCCCGCTTCTCAGACTGTTGCTGAAGGTGGACAAGCGGTAGTCAATGCACAGGCCAATGATGGGTATGAGATCGATAGCTGGTCAGGTGCCGATTCATCAATGGGTGTAGGTGCAGACTCCGGCACTGCAACAGTGACAAACGTGCAAGCTGATAAGACTGTAACATGCAATTTCCGGCAACAAGGCAGTACTCCGCCAACTTCTATTAAATGGGTATTGAGCATGAATAATAGTATGTCAATAGAAGGTTATGATCCCGAAACTGGGATCAGTCGCATGCAAGCTATTACCGCTATGCGTAATATGTATACCACTACCGGTGAACAGATCGGTACTATGGGCTGCACTTTCAACGGTTCAAGGCTCTCCGCTGATTCTGAAAAGAATTCCGGTAATGCCGGTGCCGTTACTGGTAATAACTCCGGTATATGCCCCGATGAGTATTTGGCAAAGATGGTCGGAACTTATTCATCCACCAACCTGGGTTATCTGCCCAGTACGGTTTTCAATATATCCGGTCTTCCGGCGGGGACCTATAATGTGCGAATACTTTCCAATACCAGGAGTTCTACACTCTCCCAGGGCGACAATCCATTAAAATATGCGGTAAATGGTACTGAAATAGAGAAAGATAATAACTGGCCAGTTAACAATACGTCCGGGTTAGTTGAATTTAACGATGTTATTTCTGGCGGTACATTAACTGTGACTGCGACCGGTCCTTCTTACACGGGTACCCGGACTAATCCGATTAATATTATTGAAATAGAAAAAATATCATAGTGTTATGGCTATATTAAGTACAGCAAAGATCGTGGGTATGCTTACCTCGGCTAAGAAAACGGGTAAACAAGTCTTAAATTCTGCCGGTGAATGGGTGGCAGAGATAGTGGAAGACTTCATATCCGGGTTTGCAGGTTACGGGTGGAAAATCTGGGAGTATGTGAAAGGTAAATGGATGCTTGAGATTGATTCCATCCGGGTGCGTGAACAGTTTATCGTATTTGAGATGCTGGTGTCCAAGATGCGGGCTATCATTGGTTCGTTAGGCATTAGTCAAGCGTGTGGTAAGATTGCTACGGTGACTCTCTCAGAAGATGGTACAGAGTATCTTATCACCTTGGAGGATGAGACCATGAGCTTTGTCGCTCATGACTTTATACGGTGTCAAACCTATACAGGTACTAAACAAAGATTCTACCATGTAGAAATATCCTCTGTTGTAGATGATGTGATTCATGTACCGATTTCGGCATTCGACAAAGATGAAGAGGGTAATTTGACTAATCCTCCGGAACCGGGTAACGATATCGTGCAATTCGGCAACTCAGTGAATAGGAATAGGCAGTCTGCTATCTATATCCATGCTGACGAAAGTGGCCAGCCTGCCATTGATATCATGTTCGATATTGACAGCAAGGACTGGGCCGGCAAGATTAAGATACGTCTCGGCGGTGATATTCCCGGGGGAGATGGTGCCCGTGGCTTTTATTGTGAAAACGGCATGATTAAAGGAACCGATACCAGCGGTCATACGGTTTATTGCATCCATCCTGACGGTAGTGCCGAGTTCGGTGATGGTTCTGCGAGATTCAACGCTGACCGGTCCGGCAAACTTGCCGGTGGTGCGATCTCGTGGGAGTGGGATGCGGACAAGAATAAATATGTCTGTACGATGGGCGAAAATGTGGTCATTAAATGGAATAATGTGAATGATATACCTGGATGGCTAACGGATTTGGATACGAATAAAGTACAGATAGGCAGCAATTATATGATCAGTCCTAAGCTGTTTACTGGCAAGAATACAGGAACGGCAACAGAACCGATCTTAACCGGTATTGTCCAGGGAGATAAATGTATCACTATAGATGGGGTGGAATGCTCCGGTATCTTTGCCCTTGTCGATAATGAAGTTGTTTTTGAACTTGATCCTGAAAATAAGAAGTACAGATTTAATGGCGAAGTAAATGCCACAAGTGGCGTGTTTGCAGGTTTATTATCCGGAGTACAAGGCTCTTTCAACTCTTTGCAGCTATCAGAAGGTATTACAACGTTGAAAATAGATCAGTATGGGTTCTATTTTAAAAGTGCCGCTGTAGTAGAATTAAGAAGTACTGGAATTGACTATTCTTTACGAAATCTTTCTTTCCATTGTGGTAATGCCGGTTTTGGGGATATTGTAGAAGGAGACTTACTTTTTCAACTGAAAGGGATTCCGTCAAAGAATGATCTGACCAAATATAATGGTGTCTACAAGAATTTTATCTATGAGGATAATGGTTTTCTCAAAATAGGGAATCTTGATAGGGAATCAACAGTCGAATAAAAAATCCCGTCCTACCATCACTGGCCGAGCGGGATGAACAAAACTACTATGTGGCCTTACGGTCAATGATAGTACAAAAGTAATATTAATAGTAATATAATGAAAAGATATGAAAGGAATAGATGAATTATTTATTGTGGCCTGGATGCTTTTCGGTATCCTGTTGACGCCACTTTTCTTTATAGCTTTCGATTTGTGGGCTGGAATCAGAAAAGCCAAACAACGTAGTGAGAAGATTTCGAGCGACGGATGGAAACGTACAGTGAATAAGGTTGCGAGATATTACAATGCTTTACTTGCGTTGGTCGTAGTTGATTGTATGCAGATGGCTGGTGTCTGGTATCTGGATAATTACTATGATTACCATATACCTATTTTCCCGTTTATTACTTTGCTGGGAGCTTTCGGAGTGGCAGCCATAGAGGTTAAATCCATCTATGAGAAAGCAGATGAGAAGGAACGCAAAGAGATGAAACAAGTAGCTGCATTGGCTACCGAGATAGCGAAGCACAAGGCTGATCCGACAGAGATAGCACAGGCGGTAGTGGAATATATGAATAAAAGTAAGGAGGAAAAGAAATGAAGTACTTTACAATCGCTGAACTCTGTAAATCAGATACAGCCGACCGGTTAGGTATTGATAACCGATGTAGGAAAGAACATGTAGTCAATATGATTGCATTAGTAGATAATGTTCTCAATCCGTTGCGGGAAGCATACGGCAAACCTATACGGGTGAATAGTGGTTTCCGTTGCCCGGCATTGAATAAGGCCGTGAAAGGCTCTGCTACGAGCGACCACATGACCGGACGGGCGGCAGACATAACCGGTGGAAGCCCGAAGGAAAACAAGAGGTTATTCTATCTGATCCAGGAGCTTGGTCTTCCCTTCGATCAGGTGATTGATGAGAAACATTTCTCATGGGTACATGTCAGTTATCGGGAAGGGGCAAACCGTAAACAGGTGCTTGCATTATGAAGAAGCTGCCTTGGATATTAGTTATATTGCTGGCGGTGGCTTGTGTCGTTGCCTGGTTTCGTCCGCACGAGCCTCTCCCGGCAGAAATACATACTGAGACAAAGGTAAAGACTGTTGTAAAGGTTGATACATTGCTTATATCGTCGCCTATGGCTCCTCTGTTAGTTTTCCAGTTAACAGACACTATTCGTATTGGTGATACGGTAGTTCATCGCGAGCAGGCTTATTATGAGGATAGTCTTTACCGTGCATGGGTAAGTGGGTATCGGCCGAGGCTGGATAGTTTGCAGATATTTCCACGTACAGTGTATCAAACGGTGACGAATGATATATACCACACCATTACGCCTAAGAAGAATCGTTGGGGATTGGGTTTGCAAGTCGGGTATGGTTATCCAAAGGGGTTGTATATGAGTGTTGGGATCAGTTGGAATTTATTTGTATGGTAGAATGAATTTTAAGTGAATAGAAATAGTATGTAATATTTGCTTTTTAAAATAAATTCCTTATCTTAGTATTTAAGATTATTGCGTTGATAATCTTATTATTATAAATGTATTTTAAATTATGAGTACTAATCTTATTGAAGATCGTAATGATCTTAAAACTAAATTTCAATGTATATTTTGTAAAGTTGAAATGACAGAAGATAATATTGAAAAGATTAATAAAATTGCAATCTTCATGGATACTAGAGAGCTAATTCAAAGCATTGATAAAGTTAGAAGTAGTGATGTATATTTAATCTTAGGCGGTGGAGTTAGATATGTTCTTAATAGAAGCGATATAGGTCCTCTTCGGGTTGAAAAAGATATAGATGAAGTGCTAGATGAAATAGACTTATGTTCAAAGTAAAGCTGATTATAAGTGATTAAAATAGTAAAGGTAGGTGAAACTGCCTTTACTATTATAAAAGTTATTCTTCCCAGCTTCCATCGGGGGCTTTTTGTACCATGCTGTTTGCTGAATTGATATTGATTCGTATATTTGTATAAACTTTAATTGTTACTACTATGATTAAGAAAATTGTTAGAGATACAGAAGGGAATGTAATAACTGAACGTCCTATTGGTGAAATAGAGATTATACGCTCACCATTTAGATGCATCATTACGCGTGAGGGGCAAGAAAATGCTGAAAAAGGAAATCGTGTAATTGCAAGATGTTCGGTTCTTATTTTAGCTAACTCAAAGATTCACAAATTCAAATCGGATTTATGGGGGCATAATGCTGCTTATTGGAATAGTAGAGTTCACCTTATAAATAATTTTATTGTTAAGACTTTTTGTGATATTACTTGGAGAGGAGCTTTTGTACAAGCTGAAAATTATTTCAATGCGGAGTGTGATAAATATGAACATCTTTTATTTGAAAGAGAACAAGTTCTTAAAAATGCAGAATAATTGATACGAAACAGAAATATCTGAATATATAGTTTTTACTTAAGTTTTATAAAGATGACAATTAAAAAAATGCTTTGTGTTAGTAGTTTAAGATAAAAGTATATAGTGATATAAATAAGATTAAGATTATGCCTGAAATAAGAAGAGAACATATAGAAAAGTTATACAAAAACTGTCTAATCAAAGATGTAAGATTTTATCAGACAGAATATTATGATAAGTATTTATATACCATGCGCATGGAGGTTTCTGTTGAAGATAAGATAATCTCATTGGTTTTTAAAATCAGAGGACTTGAAACTATAAAAAAAAATGCATATGCCTATAAGAATGGGGGTATACAAAGAATAGATGTTTGTAAATATACTGTGGAATTTGAGAGTGAATATTTTATACGGGATTTTAAAACAGGCAGTTTGTCCAAAGATAAAAACGGGGAGTTTGTTAGATGTAATAAATATCCTATTTGGGCAGCAGTATATTATAATGATGGATATGAGCCTATATCTGGAAATTCTCCATCAGAACAAATTGAGTTCTTATTTAAAAAGAATATTTTAATAAAGCCTGTTAATGGTAGATTACCTGATAAAATTCCACCTATAAAATCACCTTATCATACAAGAGAGTTACTCTCAAGCGAATTGTTAGAATAGTTATTATATACAGTAACAACCATGTTTAAAGAAACTAATTATAATTATGATGAAGAGAGCGTGAACGCTTTAATAAAATGGGCTGAGAGCGCACAGCTACCCAAAGAGGTAGTACTTAGTGAAGCTGAACATATAACTGACACCAGTATTTATGTGAGAGCTAATATTAATGACATTAAACAGCACTACCCGGATGCTTTTTATAATGCGGCTATTAATCGGTTGTATAGGCTGAAAGAATTTGTGGAAGAATCGCTCAAATAGTACTTTTTTAAACTATTATACTATGGAAAGTATTGATAAAATATTTATTTTAAGGTGGATCGGTCCATTCTTTACTCTTGAAGAATTAAAAGAATGGGAAATTGAGAATATAAATTGTAAGAACAATTTATATATACTTACAGGTAAGGAATATCGGCATAGGAATGTATCTGATTATGTTGGCATTACAGAACAGGACTATGTTTATAAAAGATTGGGTAATAATCATGGAAAATTCAATAAAATAGACCGAGAATTAAATATTTGGGTTGGTAATTTTTCTTGTTCGGATCATGCGGATCATGATAATATATCCATAGTTGAAACATTATTGATTTCTAGCTGGCAACCCCAATTAAATGAGAAAAAGAAAGCATATTATCCTGGTAGAAGTATTTGTGTAATAAATCAATGGTATAAGCCTAACTTCAACCAATATAGTAATCGAGTCTATCCAGCCCAATATATGCAAGATGTTATTATCTATAATAGTGAAATGGGGGAAGTCTGGGGGGCAGATCGCCTAAAAAAGTTATCCTAAGCGGACAATTTATAAAAAGGACGATGGCATGATTAATTGTCCTTTTTATACTCTCTGCAAAATTGATGGATCTGTTGATGCTTTCTTTATAAAGTCATTCTCTATAATATAGGCATCCATCAGTTTTGCATCATAGGGCTTCAATAAAGATGATATTTCTGTTTTCGATAAGTCTGGATTCAACCATTTTTCTTCATCCTCAGGAGATAAGATTGCCGGCATACGGTGCTTGGTGTTGTGGATGTAATTTGTAAGAGGGTTTGTTTCAGTGGTTATGATGGAAAATGCTGTATGTTCCTCTCCAGTCTCTTTATCAAGCCAAGTATCATATATTCCGGCCATAGAGAATATTGGTTCGTCTTTTAGGTAGATGTAGTAGGGAATTTTCTTGCTGCCTTCGTGTCGCCATTCAAAGTAACCGGTAGATGGCACGATACAACGTTTCTTCATAATCGGTTCCCGAAATGAGGGCTTTTCAAAAATAGTATCTGCCCGGGCATTAAGTGTCATTCTTCGGATTTCATCAGCATTAGTTTCGTCTTTCGTCCAAAAAGGGATTAGCCCCCAATTGAATACTTGAACTTTATCCGAGTTTGTAACAATGGGATATTTCGGAAAGTTGAAAGCGTTAACATGATATTGCTCATTGAGAATGTCTTGGTATATCTCAATTACATCCGACTTTCGGCCATATCGAGCAGCCAATTTGATTGCCTTTGCACTCATGGAGTTATGAAAACACATACTTACTTACATTTAATGATTATAACCTCATTTATATCTGTTGTATAACGTCTGGAAAGCTGTTCTTGTTTGAGTTTCCAATCTCTTCCTGATCCTTGTATTGCGAGTTTGACATGATGCTGATGATTGCCATTGACCTTGTCTACTACCTGCATTAATCTTTCCCGTTTATCTCGATCAACAGAGTCAAAGAGGCCCAACTGTGCATTTGTGGTTATCTCTGTGATAATGACACCAGCTTTTTTGTATTGATATCCTTCCATAAATATGGTTTTTAGTCCGGCCAGGGCATATTCAACGATTTCTAAAGTGTCTGAAGTCGGGATGGGAAACTGAACAATTGTATTCTTCCAGTACTGTGGTAGATCTTCCCGGAAGTTATTTGTATGAATGAATACCATCAAAGACATGGCGTAAGACTTTTGTTGTCTGAGCTTCTTCGCACATGTAGATGCATGCGTTGCGATTGCTTCAGACATAGTATCTATATCTTCTACCATTTTACCAAAGGAACGGCTGGTACATATTTGTTTTTTAGCCGGAGGTGCTGTTTCCATGTCAATACAAGATATTCCGCGAAGTTCCTTCCAGGTACGTTCACCGACAACGGTCATATTCTTTCTAACCCATGAACCAGGCAGTTGTGTAAAATCAAAAGCTGTTTTTACTCCTTGTTTTTCCAACTTTGCCGCTTGCCGGTGGCCAATCCCCCATACTTCGCCAATCTCAAACAGTTTTAATGCTTTCTCATGTTTCTCTTCTGTATCAATAATACAGAGGCGATTGTATGCTGGGTACTTCTTTGCAAATTTGTTTGCCATCTTTGCAAGTGTTTTAGTTGGTGCAATGCCGATACTTACAGGTATGCCGGTACCACGAGATACTTTCCGTACAATGTTTGTTCCAAGTGATTGTAGGTCTTTAATCCCTGTCAGATTGAGAAATGCTTCGTCAATGGAATAAACTTCAATTTCGGGTGCCAACTCCGCTAACATTGACATCACTCGGCCGGACATGTCGCCATATAAGGTATAGTTTGAAGAGAATACAGTAACACCATGAGTGTTTACCAGTTCTTTAATCTGGTATGCTGGAACTCCCATTTTAATACCAAGAAGCTTAGCTTCATTACTTCGTGCGATTACACATCCATCATTATTTGATAAAACAACGATAGGTTTCCCGTTTAGAGAGGGGTTGAACATCCTTTCACAACTTGCATAGAAGTTGTTACAGTCTACAAGGCCGAACATTATCTTTTTCTCCGATTCTTTTTTATGGTGTAGGTGACTATTCCCCAAACGATAAATTCATTTTCTTTAGTGACTTTGATTAGCGGATAATCCGGATTGGAAGGAACTAACCATGCTGCATCTGTTTCTAAGCGTACACGCTTAACGGTAAACTCGCCATCTATAAAACAAACAGCCAGATCGTCATCCAGCAATTCCAACGATTTATCAATTATGAGAATGTCTCCTTCTTCGATGCCTTCATCGCGCATCGAGTCACCAATAACACGACCGTAGAATGTGCTGGCCGGATGCTTTATGAGCTCCTTATTCAAATCTATCGCTTGTTCAAGGTAATCTTGTGCCGGAGAGGGAAAGCCAGCCCTGATGCCTTCATCTGCATATTTTAAAGGCAGACTGGTTGAAATATCTATTTTATGAAGTTGAAGATCCTTTTTCATCGTAGCAAATAAACAAAGAAATATTGTATATAGTTGCCCAAATTTGTGTTTTTTAGGTTTAAAGTATGGTTGAATCTGCTCTTTTAAACTTTTTCTGATATCTGTTATATGGTTTAAAATAGATACTTCCTCAATTCTTCAATTGCTTGCATTGCATTACGAACTATAACATACTTATTATGGCAGTTTTCCGCCTGTCTTTGAAACTCTTTTTGCTCATCTGATTGAATGCCTTTTTTACTCTTAAACTCTATACAGAGTGAAGCGTATCCCTGTTTAGGAATTAGTAATATAACATCAGCCACTCCGCGGGTAACACCTTGTTTTTTTAGATTGGCTCCTTCTATTACGTTACGGCTGCCTCCGTTGGGGATTGCAAAAAGTAGTTTATCCGGAAGTTTAGGAAAATAAATAGGAAGGAGCTCAAAGAACTTTATTTGTTCCCGTTCTTCTTCATTATCCTTTTTTCTTTTTTGGGGGGAAGGATTCTTCTTCTCAGTAAAGCAGTTATAGCATATAAAACCGGTATCAGTTTTAATAACTGATACCGATTCTTTCCCGCACAAAACGCACTTTTCTTTCGTCATTACTGTACTCTTTTCTAATCATTTATAGATGACCTCGCAAATCGCGACCCAATCTCAATCATTTATAGGGTGAATATCAATATCTCCAGTTATCCATTCCGGTTGCACATTTCTCCTTTTTTTGTTCCACTATTTTGGTTCATTACTATTCTTTATGAAGTTAAATCGTTCAATTCATATTCATACCTTCGGAAGAACCTTCCCTCTTTAGTCATAACAACATAAGTTATAAACGATACGTCCGACTTGTTCAAAGTCTCTACGACAATTACTTCTGCCTCTAACAGGTCTCCATCCTTAGTGAACTTGACCTTGTCACCAATATTAAATTTAGTCTCTATTTTCATATTGATTAGTTTTATTCGTTAAACTTCGGTATTGGCATCCACATATCACACACATACCCACTATAGTCGTCAAATTCAAAGTTAGGTAGGGTTGCGACACACGGCAATCCATCAGGAGAGATAAATATGAATCCACTAACAATGGCTTCATTGGATACCATTCGGCAAAGTACAAGTTCACTCTCATCAGGCAATCTGTCTTTTACCAACGTCCACGGGGATTGCTTTTCTTTCCATTCAGCACCAGCTTCGAATGCCTCCCTAAGAATATACATTTCATGTATTTTCCCATCGTAATCCATTCCATAGTGATTTTCTACAGCTTCTATAGCCGCTTGTTCTAATGTCTGTTTCATATCAATCTCTTATTCGTTTATATTAGGAATCTGACCAACTTTCATATAGTAGTCTATATTTTCATGCGGAGAGCTTTCTTTTCCGTTTATTATATCAACTACATGATTCCATGAACGCATTACATTCCGATCCAAACATGATTCTCTTTTTGAAGAATCAAGCGCATTTGCTACCATCCGAAGCGTATTAGCTATTTCTTTAAGCTCCCAAAGAGGAACATTAATGGTTTTCGTTGATTCGCTCATATCCAAATTGTTATGGGGTAATCACTTTATTAGCTATGTGAGTATTCCACTCCTTCTCTATGTTAGATAAGGCCACCATGACTCTACCGAACAATACTGCCGGTATCTCATCACAGCAAGGGTCTATAAAAGACACGTATCCTTTTTCGTCAATTCGATACCGTATCAAAAGTTGCTTACGGTCATCTGTACTTTTCTTCTTACTCATATCTATTCCTCCTCTTCATAATCCGTATCAAATATCCGTGCAACCATATCAACGATATTTTCTTCGATCTCTTCTGTTGATCCCGTAACAGCTTTAGCTATTTTCTTTTTGCTTTGTATTATATTGTAGACTCTTTCATCGATTGTCTTCCGACCAAGAAAATAATAGCAGGTAACCGAATTCTTTTGTCCTATACGATGAGCTCGGTCTTCACATTGGGTGCAGTCTGCATACGTCCAAGGAAATTCAATGAAAGCTACATTACTGGATGCAGTGAGGGTAAGACCGACACCGGCAGCTTTGATAGAGCAAATGATAATGTCGGTTTTGGGATCATTTTGAAACTTATCTACTGCACGCTGTTTTTCGTCTTGTGAATCACGGCCAGTAACTGATACAGCTGTTGGGAAATGAAATTTTAATTGATCCACCACCTCATGCAATGAGCAGAACAGAATGATCTTCTGATTATTCTCCCTAAAGTCCTTCACGAATTCAACAGCATCGCGGATCTTACCACGGGCGGATACTTGCCGTAAGATATTAATGCGAACCATTACTTCACCAAGCATCGCTTTATGTATTTTTTCATCGTCAGCATTCTTGTACTTTTGCAAATACATTATGAGATCGCGCTCAGCATCTGTATATTCTTTGCGATTGGTTATTTCGCATGTATTTACTTGACGTATCTTTTCGGGTAGGTCAGTAAGTACAAGGGATTTTTCACGTCGGAACATACAATTTTTCCAAAGCATATAATTCAACTCTTTCAAATTAGAAGCTTCATTTTGTCCGTTGCAATACCGGTTGACAAAGTTCTTATAGCCTCCAAAATCGTCTATTCTATTTAGTATTGATAGTTGGGGTACAAGATCTTTAGGTTTATTTACCACGGGCGTACCCGTGAGTTCAATTATCCACTCTTTGCCGGAACATAGCCCTTTGCAAAATTTTGCCTGTTGGGTGGAAGATGATTTGCATCGATGGCTTTCATCTATGATAACAGACTTGAATAGCTGTATAGAGTTTCTGAACTCCACATCCCGCAGCGTCCATCCTACCGACTTCTTTATGCGTTGGACAAAGTATTTCTTTAGTGACTCATAGTTGACAATAAAGACTTGATGCATTCCTGTTTCATAGAAGAAAGTCCATGTATCACGTACCTTATCCGTGAGTACCATTGCTTTTTTATCCGTAAACTTCTCCCATTCACGTTGCCAGTTAATTTTCAATGATGACGGGCAAATGACAAGACAGGGAAAGGCGTTCGCTAGATTAATGGTAGCGATACTCTGCAAGGTTTTTCCGAGTCCCGGTTCATCGCAGTTCATGAAGCGCTTTAGCTCCAATCCACGGGCAATGCCTTTCAACTGGTAAGGATAAGGCTCTATCTTTAGCTGGTGTGACATAGATAGATCTGGAAGTTCTGGTAATTCATAGGCAATATCTTCTTCCTTTTTAGGACTGAAACCATTTACCCAGTTGATATTCTCAAACTGCCGTATCTGATAGATCATTTTTTCAAGTTCTATTCTTTGTCCAACAGGAACAAGCCAGACTTTTCTATTGCCGTCATAGTGTCTTCCGGTGATCTGCCGAACTCGATCAACGATGGCCGGACGATATCGGAAAGACAGTTCAAAATAGTTATCTTTTAATTCGATGTTCATGATTTAGAGTATTAGAGTTTGTGGGGGATAGCTCCCCCACTCTATTATGCTGTAGCATCCAGATCTGTCGGTGCTTCTATTTGTTTAGGCTTCCGGCCTCTCTTTTTAGGTTTACTTTCTTCTACTATCGCCTCTTCAGGAACATCACTGTCAAAATCCAGTTGTTCTTGCTTGATTCCCCATTTCTCTTCAAAGAGATATTCTTCGACCTCGGCCTCACACGCTGCAGCATCAATACTTAATTCCTCATAGTAAGGATATTGTTCATCAAGCAATGGAACGAAGATTTTCAAATCGACCATCTTACCTGATTGAAGGAGTTTGGCCCCCATGATGGTTATTCCTGATACACCATCAATGCTATCATTAGCATAACCAGTAATGACATAATTGTTAATAGTCTCCGCGAATCCAGGAGAAGAGAAGCTGAACTTTGTCACTACTTTAGCTTCTGGTTGTTCGCATAGTACAACCAGATGCAGTTTAAGCCGGGAAAAGGCCTCTTTCAAATCATGATGCACAATCTGATCACAGTTCTTAGTTACTGCATTTGTGTAGTTGGCCTCTGTAAAGCGTTCATTGTATACGACATTCAATCTGTCTTTTTTGATGACGGCTTTTTTAATTTCATTTTTTGCTGTTTCCATAATTAATTGTTTTTTTTGAAGTTATGTTTTTAATGTCCTTAGCAACCATAAGCATGACTATTGACATGATTAAGATTATCGCAGAAGATACCAGTTCTTTCGTTGTGGGATAAAGGCTATCAGCCAATGAGACAGCTGCTATCAATCCTATTGCGGCAGCCGTATTGAGTACGATACGTAATTTTTTCATTATCTACTATTTTGCGGGACTAACCGTCCCAATTTCATTTCTTCTTTTGCCTTAGAAATTATAGTCACACACCAGGATAGCTGATGTGTGGCAGTCCGGTTACACCGATCACACCAATCGACTAGGTATTGCTCTTCCCGACAGATAGAATCTACTAGTGCATTCACGGCTTTGGCGGTTGCTTTCGCATTCTTTGCTGTTTCCCTAAGTGTCTCTAGTACCTCAGAGTTTCTTGCTTTGTTAAGCCAGTATTTCGAGTCTGCAAGCAGCTTTCCTGTACGGGCAACATAAACAGCCAGGTCGTTTCCACGCAGCACGGCCTCTTCAGCATTTTCACTCATTGTAATATTTAGGAAGATGTCGATATCCGTCAGTTCCTGAAGTATCTGTTCTTTGGAGGTAATCAGTAAGTTCATATTGTTTTCACTTAAAATATATCAAGAGAAGAGCATCCACCATTTAAAAGCCAATTCATTATATTTTTCCTTGCCTCGCTTATAAGTGGCATCATCCCGAAAAATGAAGGCTTTAAATATTTTCAGGTTCTTCTTGCTGATAGCATAGATAAAATCTTGTTGGCTACCGGCTATATCCATATACCAGGCCCGGGAACGGTCCCAGTCGAAAAAGTCCATCGCTTCATTGAATTGTGCCTGAGACTCGGCAAATGTTGTTTTCAGATCACCACCAAAGCCAAAATCGGGTAGCCACCAATCCCATTTGCAACGCGTATCTAATGTGTAGTCAAAATTTCCATACTGGAATACCTGATCTTTATTCACCATGAAGCATTGTGTGTCAGACTTGGCAAGGACCTGTGCCAGAAAAGGATCTCGACGAGCCTCCTTGCGCAAAGCTTTCCTCATAGCTAATCCTAGCTCAAAGTCTTCTTTAGAATACACTACATCATCTACCATCCGTTTATCATACCGGACCCGATCATTCTCGGTTATAAGAGCATCTACTAAAGTACCGAACTTGAATGCTTTTTCTTTATCCCCGTACTGAGCACGGGGATAAAGATAGTTCTTGAGCTCTGTCAAGTCTGAATTACTGACCTCTGTTCTTTGAAAATATGAATCCGGATTTGACATATCATTTAGCTTTTACTTCTTCAACATAGCGGATGTACTTCGAATTTATCTTATCATCGTCCTTATTAGCAATCTTCTCACAGAAGGTCACCATCTTCTTATGAATTTTGGAAAGTTCATCAATGGGCAACTGGTTGCCCTCTCTCATCCACCACATTTGGTATATCTCAAGAATTCCTTGCGGATGAAGAATCTCTATTTTCTCTGTAATTTTGGCTTTTACAGTTGCTGGAGTAATTGATGCAGCAGCTGCAGAGAAAAGAGTCTCCATTTGATTGACTTGAACAGTAGCATGTTCTTTCTTAATTCTTTCAGCATCTTTTTTCGCCTGTTCTGCGGCACGTTCTTGACGTTCCCTTTCTTCCCTCTCCTTGCGCTCTTTCTCGGCTTTCTCGGCAGCATCTTGATTGGTTCTACGGAGTTGGTCTTCTTCTATTAGTTCTTGTTTTTTCGATCCAAGCCGATCAATGAATGATTGACGTAAGTCTTCCATCTCAAATTTGAATTGCTCGGCGAATTGTGCATATTTCCCAATGACGACCTCGCCTCTGATAGAACTTCTGGTAGTCTGATCGAGATAGATGGTACTAACCTCTTTGGAGAATTTATTAAATTGTTCCCGGGGATAGTCGAGAGAAAATTCACGGATGAGTTTTGATTTTAAATCAAAAGCATTCAATGATAAGGTATTAAAAAGCTGCTCTAACTCTCTTGTTTTCTGAGAGAAGTATTCATTATAGTGCTCAAACAGCAGTCTATTCAACTCAGCCTTATAAGAGGTCTTCTCATTCTCTATATTAGAACGTCGTATTGCTTCTTCCTGACGTTTCTTTTCTTCCAAGCGTTTCTTAGCTGCATATTGGTCGCGTGCCTGAACGATCTTCCCAGGAATAGTGGTTGTATCTTTGGGATCAATAGCTTTTTCATCGGAAGTAAAGATTGAGCGGATACGATCAAATATTTGTGTGATTGGAGAGCGACGAGCCTGCATATTCTTGATAGTTACAGATACCTTTTTAAGATACTCAGCAGCCTTGACATCAAGAGTATCTGTCATTCCTTCTCCCTCTATGGTGTCAAGGATGCTTTGCCCGGCTTGATTACAAGCCATGATTGAATTTTTATTCTTACTGAGTGCATCCGGAGCACTCTTTATAAGAGAGGTAAATTCCTCCACTTTAATTAATTCTGTTGCCATGATAATTTGATTTAGAGTTAAACATTAAAATCCAGACTCCTCATCCGATTGGGTTACATCAACGGATACTGGTGTAGGTTCTTCTAACTGGTGATCTTCTCCGAAGGGAGTCGGATCTGGTTTGGCTGCCGGCTGTGGTTCATTTAGTCCATCTTCTGTTACGAGACCATAGTCGATGACATCTTCCTCTTGGTCTGTGGCCATTACGGTGAATTTTCCTGTACGCACTTTGGGGTATGCGTCAAAGGCATGTTTAATCATTTTGTTCTCAAGAAAACCAGGGTCAATTCCGCCATTGTTGGAAGAATATAACTCATTGGCTTTACCCTCTACTCGCTGTCCGTTTTTGTAGTATGAATTGTTTTTTGCTGAAAACTTAGCCAAGCGTTGGATATCGCCTTCAAGTAGCCATTGATAGTCTTCAGACCCATCACAACGAACTATGCGAATGAACGCCCCTATAACGTTAGAAGATTTACGAGGTATAGCGGCTGAATAAGTTATCTTCTTCACACCATTATCCAGACTGATAGAGAATATATCTCCTTCGTAGACAATAACCGGGTTATCCGCATATCGTATCTGTCCGGCGCGCATACGCATGGTTAATTCGCCATAGCCTGTAACTGATACACTAGCCCGCTTCTCATAGATATCATATCCGCGTTCATCTTTATGGCCAGTCTTTACATTGCGAGGAATCAGATAGCAATGTGGATGAGATGTGTTGTCAAGTGAAAGACCGTTCACGGCCATATCGAGAAAACAACCAAACAAAGACATCTTGCTGCATTCTGCTACAGCAGGGTTTTCCCGCAAAACTTTCTGAAAGTTGAATACTTCCTTGTGATAGATTTGTTCGCCCATTTGAGAGCCCCAGATAGCGTTGTACATTTGAATAAATTTCGATTGTACTCCTTCATTTTCGACAATTTTCGTTGCTGGAAGTGCATTAAGCTCCTCCACCTTAATTTGAACTATACTACTCATAATTAAATATTTAGTTGATTATTTCTATATCCGATTTATCTACTCTCACCCATACGGACTTTAAGGGTGAATTGAAAGAATTTTCCAGCTCAACATCAACTAGGACTTGGTTGTAGCATTCCAGCTTTCGAATAACCTTTCCGGTAATGATAGCGTAATCTTTATGATCTCCGCGTTCTCTAAACCATAATCCGGTGGTAATTCTTTGCCCTATCTGTATGTCTTTAGCTGTTAACATGCTTGTTGCATTAGTGCATTGATAATATTGTCTGGTACTTTATTGTTTATGTCCATCATAGCGCTGGCTGTTTCCAGTTCGGATGATTTGACATAATACTTTCCCCGCTCTTTATTACTTGCTGGATAGAACTTAATCCAACCTTTTTCGCGCCACTCATTAATGAGGCGTTTTCCGTATATATTTCTCGCTTGGGAGATTGTTACAACCTCTTTCAGTAAGCCGAGCCTTTTCAGCGTCTGTATCGTTCCGATCTTGATACCGCTGGCAATAATCATTGCGAAATATTTATCTTCCATAACTTTGGCTGTTTCTTGTAAACTCTTTTAAGACGACGTAGAGCATTATTTTTTTTCACTACTAGAAACACACTAGCTTCTCTCTGCTATGCTGCCAGGTTATTACTATCTAATATTTCTTCTGTTCGATATTTCCGTGTCCGGCATCTTCTGAACCGGCAGAAATCGTTATCATTGTCGAATGAAATCTGAAAGACTATCAAGCCCAGAAAGCAAAGAGCAATGATTGTTTTTTGTAGCTGTTTGAAGTCTATATTTAGAGTGAAGGCTCTATTAGCCCACCAGGAACCAAGTTCATTTAACTTGCTGGTACCAGTCTTTTTATAGGCTTTATCCAACAGTACGTTGATTGTCCCATACGCTACTTTCAGTTTGTCTGCCATTTCTTTTTTAGCAAGTCCGCAAAAGGCAAGGCCGGCAATCTGATTTTCACGCTTGGAAAGCAACTGCTTACTAGCTTGCAGTTCCATGATTAGCAAGATTTTCCAAGCACATTGCAGTTTGATTAACCTGCTGTATAGCTTGCAGTTGCTCGTTTGCCATACGTTCTGCAACTTGCAGAACTCTCACTTTGTAGGATGAGCGGGCGGCAGTAGCTTTGCTATTGAGGATGTTGTGTACCGTGCCCTGGGAGCATCCTACTTCTTTTGCAATCTTCTTTTCGTATCCGAAAGGTAGATTGGCTTTGATTGTTTCTAATTGATTTTCCATATACATTATTATATTAGTTTTTTGTTCCCGGGAAGGTGGCCAAGCCCGCCCGGGAGATCACAAGTTTATTCTATAACTTCTTCACAGGTTTCTCCGAGCCATGCAACACAATCATTTGTACCAATACTGAAATCGACTGCATTATTGCTGGGATTAAATTTTCCTTCGAATATATTCCCCTCTTTTACTCCTGCTTCTTTCCTTAATTCCCAGAGTAACCACTCATTGGATGATGAACCAGTTACGTTTTTAATTCTTATTTTCATGACTATGCTTTTAATAATTCTACTAGAAGTACTTTATCTGCTTCCCAAAGGTTGAATTTCCTCTCTATTTTCCTACGCAGATATTCTCTCTCACCGATCATTATGATTGCTTTCTCTCTAAGGTCTGATGCACTCCATTTTTCAGCCTGCGCAATTAGGAAATCAGCCATACATTTTTTCTCCTCAAATAATTTACGAGCTAATACCGTTTGCTTTTCAATTTCAGCAAGTGCTCCCGGAGCTTTCATGTACAATTTGCAAAACTCATCTTTGTCAAGTTCGGTATTCATGTACATCTTTTCGATGACATCATACGTTTCTGCCAAAACTGACTTTCCTGTTCTTTCTTCAAACTCTTTCTGTGTCATAGTATATCTCCTGTTGATTAGTTGATTTCATACTCGTCTCTATTGACACCATGAGCTGATAGGTGCTCAATTAATTCATTCTCAAAATCTTCATTTTCAGAGGTGATGAGCCAATCCATAGAGTTTAGCTGAATCATATTGCTTGAAAAGTAAGCGTTGTCATTTACTGCTTGCTCAACGTTTTGCGAAACTCTCATTGAAGTACTTAATTCTGTTGCCATTTTCTTATCTGATTTAGAGTAAATAATCTACTTTGTTAACTTTGTTGCCATTTTATTTTGGCGTTACCGATGTTTTACGTTAACTTTATAGTGCAAATGTAATTAAAAAGATAACACTGTTATGTTTTTAATTACATAATGTGTAATGTATTAGAATAATTTAACCTTTTAGTGTATGCATATAGGTAACAAAATCAAAGAAGAAGTGAATAAAAGGGGAATGAGCGTAACAAATTTCGCAAAACTCATAAAAAAAAGTAGACCGTACACTTATTCTATTTTTGATAAAGAAAATATTGATACAGAACTACTTATTCAGATTGCAAGTACGTTAGGTGTATCACCCGTAATATTCTTTGAAGAGATAACGCCAAATGTCATGCAAAATGGTACAGAAAATATTTTAGTTGGTCGGGATAATAATGGTAATATTACAACTGCGGGATGTGAAGCGAAACTTCAGGAAGCTTTGCAAGAAATAAAGCATCTCCAGGAAATATTAAATGCAAAAAACCAAATAATTGAGGTGATGACTTCTTTGCAGAGTAAACGTATAGAGCCGCTTATTGATATATATGCTGTAGATGGCCCCAAAAAAATTGATATTCGCCAGATTAGTAATATAGTACCATGTACAGGTAAAGAACCTGAATTTGAAGGTCGTATAAATAGTGGCACTGGACATGAATACCCTTGCTGTATTGTATCATTAGGAAGTAAACCTATGTATGTCATGCAAGATTCTGCATATATATGGAGCCTAATAACGAATAAGTTATCACTGATAATTTCTTGAAGAGAAAGAACGACTAATTAATGTATTAATGAATAAATTAAGTAATGAGAAAGATATTATTATTAGCGATGACTGCATTATTAACAAGTTGCACATCAAATCAACAGCAAAATGTAAAACGATCAAACGAAATAGATTCTTTGAAAACAGAGTTGGCTAAATACAAAGAAAAATATGGAGAATTGAAGACAATAGATGTAAATAACAATATCTTTGGTATTTGGGAATTATCTCATTATGTTGACGATTTTGGAGAGCAAACTCAGGAAGGGTATATACGCACTTTTTGTACAGGTGTATTTAGTAACTCGGCAACCACAAATTCTGAATTAGGTGTTCAATTTATTATAGACAAATCAGGTATGAGAATACAACTATATGAATACAATCGAAATCATCCAATTAAAGGTGAAGGATTTTTTAAATTTAAAGCCAAGAGGTCTGATGGCGAAACTTTAGAATTCAAAACCTATAACGCAGAAAACGGGAGTAACTTTGTAGAAGAAGAATATTTTGAAGCGCTAATGACTTTTTTACAAAAAGAAGGAGAAGCTAAATTTATTGCAGAATCTACAAGTTCGAGTACGTTAAGCAATTATAAATTCTCACTGACAGATACTTCATATCTAAAAGAAGCATTATTAAAAATATAATATAGTTCAGGAGTCTAGTAAATTGATTAGATAACTTGCTATACAAAACTATTAAGTATATGGGAAAAGAAATTTTTAAAAAAGGTGATCCTGTTCAAGTTGAACGAATATATCCTAATGCAGAACCGCATAAAGGCACCTTTGAAGAAATGGATGATAATGGTGATTACGTGATTAAACGGGATGACCTGCAGAAAAACAGGACATACAATCCTAAGCGAGTGAACAAAGAAGACAAATAAAAACTCAAGACATAAATGTTATGGCAAAACCTAGAGTTTTTTTAAGTTCAACATACTATGATTTGAAGCATGTTAGAGAACGAATAGAGCGTTTCCTTACTAATTTTGGAATGGAACCTGTTCTGTTTGAAAATGATAATGTTACTTTCGAATTCAATAAACCATTAGACCTGTCATGTTATAACGAAGTCAAGACTTGCCAAATGATGGTGCTTATTGTTGGTGGGCGGTATGGAAGTGCTGCATCAGGAGAGAAAGTTTCTCAAGACAAAAAAGAGCTTTATGAACAATATGTTTCAATAACGAGAAAGGAGCATGAGACTGCTACTATGGCCGGAATACCTTCCTTCGTGTTTATTGATAAGAATGTTTATGCAGAATATCAGACATATAAGAAGAATAAGAAGATATTTGAGGATAAAATAGCATTTAATTTTGCCCATGCTGACGACATTAATATTTTCAAATTCATAAGTATTTTAGAACCCACTACTGCAATTAAAACATTTGATCATGTTGAAGAGATTGAGAATTATATGGAGAATCAAATATCAGGTATGCTGTTTTTATATCTTCAACAGTTACAGAGAAAAAGAAAAGATGATGAAATGCTTGATGCCATTTCGTCATTAGAAAATGTGTCTCAACGAATGAATGAAATGCTATCTGCCATAGGCAGAAATATTCTTCAAGATTCAGGTGATTACACAAAAGTTATTTATAATCAGAACATAATAATCTTCAAATTCTTTAAAGATTATTTTTATGATAATATTTCTTTTGTAAAGCAAGAATCTTTAAGAAATGAAGATTGCGAGAATATTGTCAAGAAGTTTACTTCTGTTTTATTTGATGATAATTATATTAGTAAATTGACCCACATAGATAAATACTCTGAACCATATTGGGATTTAATGAATGAGCTACATACTATAATCGCAAAGAAAAATGACAATGAAAGATTGATTAATATGATTAATATGATCGAGATGCAAAATATAATTTCCAAATATTTAGATAATATTTATCCTATTATCAAAGATAATCAATCCATGAATGAAGAGTTTAATAAAATTATTTTAGACGGAAGTTTAGAAGCTATAACTGGATTACCTTTTTAA